CCGGGCGCCCGCGGGGGCCAAGGCGGGGGGAGAGGGAGAGCCACCCGCCCCCCCCCGTGTGGGGGGGGGGGGGGGGGGGGTACCCCCCCCTCTCCGGGGGGGAGGGGGGTGGGGGGTGGGGGCCAACCCGGAGCCAGGGGAAGTAAACCCGCCCCAGGTGTTAGTCAGCGCCCCGTTAATGGCAGACCGCGTCAAGACCGATAACGCCAAACGCGCTGAACAGGCCCAACCCCTGGCCCAAACTGTTAGCGCGCAAAAACCAAACTTGCTGGCCGGGCTGAAAAAATCCGCCACCCCCGACGACGAAGCCGATGACCTTGATGACCCCGACGAATCGGTCCCTGTTTCTGCCAACGGGAAGAAAAACGGCGGTTCCGCCCCGCCCGTTCCGGGGGGCGCTGAAGCCATTATCAACATCCGCCTGGCCGCCACAGACGGCGTACTGCGCTACACCCTCAGCGCCGCCAAAGCCGGGCAATTTCCGGTATTGCGCTCAGGCGCAGCCCAGGAATTGCCGGCAATGGTACAACAATTTATTGAAGAATTTAACCCATCAACTCACTCAACCCACCCCACTCACCAAACTGTTCTTATAGGAGGCTAACTAATGTCAAACGTAATCACCGCAGTCCGCCGCCAATTCAAATACAACGGCAATATTATCATCTCCCCGGAGCAGGACCCCGGCCCGGAATTCAGCCCCACCGAAATCCTGGAGCACCTCAAAACCACCGGCATCTTCCCGGAGCTGGCCAAAAGCGAGATCGAAATCCGGGAAACGGCTTTGGCCGATGGCCTCATCCAGATTGAATTTGTTAAAAAGGCCGGCACCAAAGGGGCCGTTGCTGCGGTTATCAAGCCAGAACGTATTGAGGCTTTGCCGAAAAACAGCATGAAAATGGCCCGCGGCGATGATGAGGACATCGATGCGCTGCGGAAATTTCTTCTCGGCCTGGAAGAAAAAATTGAAGAGGGCTGTGGCGAATTCGTTTTTGATGGGAGTGAACTTGGCGAGTGGGTAGAACGCACTTTTGAGCAGTTAGGGGTAGAAATGCGCTGGCGACGGGTAGTCGATGGGTTTCCGATTCTGCGCGACACCTGCACTGACCCCAACCTGAGCTATCTGGATTGGAAGCCGGAACTGCTGGCGCTGACCACCGCTTACGATGCGCTGCTTGAGGCGGCTCAATTTGCGCTGAGTGTGATGCAGGCCAATTTTCCGGTGGAAGCCAGCGAATTTATGGCTATCGAGAAACTTCAGGTCGCCATCGCTCTGGCCGGGCCGGAAATCCAAACCTCACCGGCTCCATCACCATCACTTTACAACATCATCCGGGACGCCGCCGTGGCCGAGGCCCACCGCCGTGAACCGGCCCTGGCCGGCTACAACATCGATGTCACCGGCTACGAGGTTGATTTTAACGATGATGGCCTTGATCCGCTGGTAGTACACGTTGACTGCCAACTGTACGTTGAAGGCAAAAATTATTGGTTGGACAATGTACTGGTGTCCCTTTCGTTGGGGCCGGTTGGTCAACCGTGCATCGTACGGGACGAGGTAGCCGATAATGCCAACTGATAGTGCCTACAGACAAACTTTGGCATACCAGGAGGGTCGCAGCGCCTATTGCGACGGGGTTCGGAGAGGCCAAAACCCGTATTCGGGGGGTAGTGACGGAGCAAAGGCTTATGCATGGTGGCTTGGCTGGGATGATGAAGAGTCTGCCCGACAAGCTGAAGAAGCGGAGATGTCCCAATGACCATCGCCGACCTGATTGCCCGCCTGGTTGCCTTGCCGCCCGCCGATGTCCCGGCCCTGCGCCTTGATGCCGAGCTACACCAACTTGAAGCCGCCGGGGATGCCTCCGCCATCATCGCCCGGCTCACCGATATTGAAACGGCCCTTCAGTCGCTTCAGCAGCAACTTGACCAGGCCAAAAGGATGACTACCGCATGTCAATCACTCTCGCCAGTCCCGGCCAAACACATACCCTGGGGTATTTAACCTTCCTGCCCCGGTACCGCGGCGTGATTGGCCGCCTGGTGGAAATCTGGCAGGGCAATCGGGTCAGCTTTCTTTGGTCACATATTTTTAACGATCTGCCCGCGCCAACTTCCACTGAGGACCTGTTTATTGACTTTGCCAACCGGGTCAATGACCAGTTGTTTGAAATCGATCTGGATTACATGGGAGAACTCTATTACGCGGCCAACGAAAACCCGTTTGATTACCCCATCTATCTTTACGGCTATCGCCTCCCCTGGGAAGTGGCCAGTATTGAGGAGTTGGAGCCGTACCAGCAGCCGTTGGCCGCCTGGTTAAGCTCCTGGGAACACGATGACCCGGTGGATGTGTGGCGCTACTTTGAAACCTATCGGCTGGATGCTCTGGCTGTTCAACTGGTCCCCCCGGAGAAAACCGCCCTTCGTCGCTCGTTGGTGGCCCGGCTGGGCGGCCAGCCGGAACCGTTCAATGCCCTGGCCGATCTGCTGGCGGCAGCCTGGGATTTGGATGTCCAATCCATCTTTTTGACCTGCAGCAACCTGGCCGGAGAAGAATACGCCCCGGCAGACCTGTTTTACTGGACGCTGGAAGACATCCACTACCTGACCGGGCAATACAACCTGGCCCGCCCGGCCATCCACCGTATCCGGGCTTACACTGATTGGTTTGATGCCGCCTTGCAGGAACATGACCCTGCCTGCTGCCCCCATCAAGCCACCTTCGGGGTACTACAGGAGGCGTTCAATGCTGGCTAACTATAGCCCCCTGGCTAACCGTTTGGCGCATCTGGTTCAACGCGGCCAACTATATGGCTTCCTGGCAGAGCATCAACGGCCGTTCCCGGCTCAATGGGGCGAGGTTTCCCTGGCCAAAGCCTTGCTGTCGGCTCTGGAATACCTCCTGCCCACTAACGGCGGGGACGATATTCTGGACTGGCTGTTGGGTGAATTTGAAACTACCGGCCGGGAATTTGAGTTGGACGATCTGCCTCTGTCCGAAATCGTTGAACTGAGCGGCCTGGATGAGTCTCAGAGCTGGGAAGATTGGCCGGAGCTGTGGCAATTTGCCATCTGCCTGTTATTCGCCGGTTCCGGCTATGGCGATTACGACAAAGACACCGCCGCCTGGTGGCGGGATCACGCCGTTGAACTGAACCTGCCGCCTCTTGGGAAACTGGATTGGGAGCAGCTTGGGGAAAACCTGGCCGACCTGCCTGCTCCCTGGGCTGGCCTGGCGGCCATGTTGGACTGGCTCTGCGCCGACACCGGCAACATTTTTGTCGATATTCCCGCCGACCAGAGCATTGAATATCTGGGCGTGTATGGTTTTGAATGGACCGCTGAAAACCTTAATACTCTGGTCCGGTCATGCCAGGAGGCCGAACTCAAAATCTTTGAACCGGTCGCCGATTTGCTTGAGGAATACCATCGCCAACCGGGCCTGACCCTCCGCCGCTGCGCCGATCTGGCCTTGGACCGCCACTGCCTGGTGCAGGATGGCGAAATCATCTGGCTGAATGAGCCGGAAAATATTACTCAACCCAAACCCATCAACACCTCTGAAGGAGAACTAATCTATGCCTGACAGACTACCTCTTATTAACACCGGCAGCCCGCTGCTGGAGTCTTATCCGGTCAAGTGTGCTGTTTGCAGCCACGAATTTCGCGCTGCGCCGTCTATGCTGATGACCGGCTTTGCGATCAATAGCGGCTCGGCCTCCTGCCCGGAATGCCGCACTTACCTGCACCTGGAAATTGCCGGAGACCGCATGAATAGCGCCAGGTATGACCAATACCTCGCCTGTATCGACTGTCAGGAGGTGTCCCATGCTCAGTAATCCTTCCTGCGCCAACCTGCTCACCATGCCCCCGGCCCTTTCCCCGGAAAACCCTGGACAAACGCTCCGGCTGCGACTGGACATCTTCGACGAATCGATTATCCGTACCACCTTCATCAACGGCCAACCCGCCGGCTACGATGAGCTATCCCCGCTGGATGTGGCCCGCGCCCTGGCCGATGTGGCCCCCGCCGGGGGCTGGCTGCCCCAGGACACCGTTTTTCTGCGGCCCGGCCTGGAATATCGGATAGTCATCCGGCTTATCGAAACCATCTGGGGGGTAAGGCTTGATGACGGGAAAATGTTTGTTATCCCCCTGCCGCCGCTGCTCTTCTATGGTCGGGGCAAAAGCTACTACCTCTACGCCCTGGCCGAGGAGAATTGGCCCACCGCCAAAACAGAGTTGTACCACGCCCCGTTCCCTAACGTTCACCCGGATGGGTGTATCTGCCCCGGCAGCGTCCAATTCCCGGATTGTGGCCCGGACACCATCCATCAGGCCGCCGACCTGTTTTTCAAAAGCGCCTTCAATCACGATCTGGATAACGGCAAAAGCAGAGCTTGCCCCGGCAGTATTATTGAACAATGGCGGCGCCTGGATCGGGCTGACGCCCGGGCCTGGCCCCTGGCTGACCTGATCCCTCACCACCTGACCCTGGCAGAGGTCTTACGATGACCACTAAACCATTGCGCCAGCTTGAACTGGTTGCTGTCTTTCTCAATCCCCCCGCCGTGGATGTTACCCACCCCGCCGCCGCCATGTTTCTGGATGGCTCACTGGTGGTAATGCCCGTGGCCAGCCTGACTGACGGCGAAGCCGCCGCCGCCGTCCGGGACCTGTTCTTTGCCGAGGTCAACCTGCCTCATCATACCGATTCCGCCATTTATGGCTATACCTTTCACATTTTCAATAAACTCAACCACGAACCGGCCATTGTTGAAGTAACCCTGCTTCAACAGGAAATCGAGCGCATCCACGCCCGTTACGCCGCCCAAACCCAGGAGGTCTCCTATGCCTAAAAGAAAAGCCTTACCCCTCACTGCCGCCGGCGTTATCAGCGCCATCAACCGCATCGCCAAAGAAATGGACGTAGAGGGCGTTTTTGTGGTCCGTGGCGCGGAAAATGCCCGGCTGGAATTTAACCTGCCCATTTCCGCTCAGGCGGCGCGCGAGTTGGCCAGTGCTCATAATGTGGGGGTGGGCACGGTTAAGGTCTCGCCTATTCTGGAACTGGCCGATGCCCCGCTGCTGCTGGTGCTGCGCTTTAGCCAAACCGATGACCACGGCCGGCCGGGGGTAGAACAGCTATGAACCTGCCGAATCTGGTCAACCACCACCTCTATCGCGGCCAGGAGCGCCTGCCGGAACTCTCTACCGCTTATGACTACCTCTTGGCCGGTGACGGCCTGTACAAACGCGCCCGCAATTCGGCCATAATGGCCTGTATCCGGGTGGCCGCCTGTCGGGTGGCCGGCCTGCCGGCGCTTCCCAAAAACTGGGCCAACCGCCTTATTCCCGCCCCCGGGGCCTACTTTCCCGGCCACCTGCTGGAGGACATCTACCTCGATGCCTGCCGCTACGGTCAGGATGGCCTGGAGCGGATGTATCACCTGCACGTTGATGGCCGGCAGGCCTGGGTCACAATCCCGGACCAGACCATGAGCGGCTACCGGGTCGCCTATCGCGCCGGCGCCAACGGCTTTGACCCTACCATCATTTGTGACCTGCACAGCCATCATTCCATGCAGGCTTTCTTTTCCAGCACCGATGACCGGGACGAACAGGGCTTTGGCTACTATGCCGTCATTGGCAATCTGTTTGACCGGCCCCAGCTTCGCCTTCGCCTGGGCATCTACGGTGATTTTCTGGAATTGGACCCCCGCGAAAACCTGTTTGATGACGGCCTGGGGCCGTTCACCGGTCTGGGGCCGGATAGCCCCGCGCCGGAGGATATAACCTGGAGTGAGGCGGAAACTGAGGAGGCGGTCAATGGTTAGCGCGCAAACAGCCGACAAACTGCAATCGCTCAACTTTATTGCCCCGCGCCGGGTAGTTGTCAACGTTGGCCGGGTGCGGCGCGCTCAAATCGTCCTCACTGGCGGCGGTGGCACCGGCTCTTTTCTGGCTCTGCACCTGGCCCGGCTCGCCTGGCACGCCCGTCAGCAGCACGGCCTTGAGCTTCACCTGTCTATCGTTGACCCGGATATAGTGGAAGAGCGCAACGTGGGCCGCCAGAATTTTGTCCCGGCCGAGGTGGGGCGCTACAAGGCTGAAGCCCTGGCTACCCGCTATGGCCGGGCCTTTGGCCTGCCCATTCGCTTCAGTAACCGGCCCCTTGAGCCTGTCCATCTGGACACCACCAACGCCCACCGGGATGGCTGGCTGCATCTGCTGATTGGCGCGGTAGATAGCGTCACCGCCCGCCGTGATCTTGAGACTATTACCAATGGCTGGAATGGTCGGTTATGGTGGCTGGATTGTGGCAACCATCACACCGACGGCCAGGTGTTGCTGGGTAACAGCTTTAACGCCCTTGCCCCGCAGCTTGGCCCGCTCGGCTGCACCGGTCTGCCTTTGCCCAGCCGCCAGCATCCGGAACTTGTTGAATCGCTTGCCGGGCCGGTGAGTCACAACTGCGCTCTTGACGCCCTGGCCGATGTGCAATCGCTCATGGTCAACCAGCAAGTGGCCGGCTTGGCCGCCAGCTACGTCTACCGCCTGCTCATCACCAATGATCTGGACGCCTACGCCACTTACTTTGACTTGCTGGCCGGCAGCATGTCCAGCCGCTACATTGAAATCGAACAATGAAAAAGAAAAAGGGTATCGTCTGTCCCGGCTGTGGCGGCCAGTTGCGGGCGTATCGCACGTCGCATCGTGAAAATGATGTCCGTCATTATAAGCAGTGCGTGGTTTGTGGCAGTCGGCATTACACCACTGAGGTGTACGGGGCCTGTGTCAATGAACGGGCCAATTCCAGGCCATGCCAGCAGCAATACACGGTCAATGGCAATGCTGGACATTGGCCGATTGTCAAGGAGGCGCTGCGCCTACAGATGGGGCAGGCCACCTACGATGTGGTTGTTGGACCAATGAACTTGATGCATTGGCACGATGGCCTCGTCATTGTCAAAACAACTGAACTTAGTCGAGATTGGGTTAAGGGCAAGCGGAGCTTAAATGAAACAATCTGCCGTGCATTCAATGCTATTGAACCGGTCAATGAGATAATATTTAAGGTGTAAAAGCCGGCAAGGGGAAAGTGACTATGGACAAGAATGAATACAAAAAATATTTACAATCCGAGCACAGGTAAAAGCGCGTTACCAGGCCAGCGATCTTTACCTCGGCGTTTGTTACGCCTGTGAAACAAGGGAAAATCTACAAGTTCATCACAAAACCTATAAACGGCTTGGGCAAGAGAGGTTGACTGATCTGGTTTGTCTTTGTGGCGAGTGTCATGTCAAGGTGCATCGGGTGTTGGAAACCAGAGGTAGTGGTAGCACTACTCTTTTTAACGTCGCCAGAAAACTAAGAAAACAGATTGCAAAGCAAGGGAAGGAGCGCGCTTTAAAAGATTGGTAGTCTTCACAGTCTAGCTTGCAATCCATTGCAGGCTGGACTGTGGGGTTTACCCCCACCCCCGCGCAGTCCGGTGAACTGTGGCGGGAATTAAATAGCAGGGCGTTACTGATCTCACTCGACCGCCCGTTACCAACTTCGAGAGAGTCCAATGGTACTCACCGTATGACCCTCTGCGTTGCAGGCGCTTCCACGACAACGCAGAGAAAATCCCAGAATGGTCGGCAAGTGGTTTTAAACCGTAGTGGCTACTACGGTCAGTTCCGTGCTGCGAAAGCGGCGGGGGCGCGGGGGGAGTGGTGGAAACATCACACCTGGTAATCGGACCTGGGCAGGTTCAACCCCCGGTTTCATTGGTGGCTAAAGTTAGCCCTTTGTTAGTCAGACCCAATGAGACAGTGTTGGAAGCCGAAGTGACCGAGGCGAAGCGACCGACTGACGGCGCATCATCGTGAACACTTTATGTAAAAAAGCGCATGTCTCCCTTGTTCGCAAGGGGGGCGTGCGCCTCAGCTCTCTCCGCTCGCTCCCTCCTTCTAGCGCATCACTCGTTACCCCGAAACTAAAAAAATTTTAGCCCTCATTGGGCTTTTTTTTAACCGGCCAAAATGTCTAATATTAGACATTTTGGCCGGTTAATGTCTAATATTAGACATTTAATATAGTTAATGGTGAAAATGTACAATATTAGACATTTAATATTTTTAACTATTCAGATGAATCGTCAATCCAACATCGTCAACCCGCTGGCCGCAATCAACCCCGGCGCTGCCGTGCTCACAAACGCTGTCGGCAGCGCCGCCAGCGCCGCCGCAAACTGCGCGGCCACCGCCTGCACTGCCGCCGCATCGGTGGCCGCCGCAATGTCTGCCTGGGCCCGGGTGCGCAGCGGCTCGCTCTGTTCGTCAAGGTAGTTAGACAACGCGGTATTCAATTCCCACGTTGCCCACAAATCCCCGGCGCTGGCGCACTTAAACTTCCTCCCCAGCGCCTCCGCCGCTACCCACCCGTTGGCGGTAAATTCGGCCCGCTGGCTCCAGTCCCCCTCCCACTCTACCTGGGGTTTGCTTGGAATGCCCTCGCCGCTCCAACTGTTGACCAGTGCCTGTTTGCGCTCATAAATCGCCAGCTTCTCCGGCCCGGCGTTAAACACCTGGCCGGGAAACGCTGCCAGCGCCGCCAGTATTTGCGCCACCGCCTCGGCGCGGGCCGCGTTCAGCGCCAGCGTCTCGGCTTCGGCCTCCACCGCCGCCACCACCGGCGCGGCCTCGGCCTCCGTAATGCCGTGCCAGGTGATGATGTCATCAAATTTGGTGTAGCCGGTGTAGGCCTTAAATTCGGACCGCAGGCGGGTGTCAATTTCATTCAAGATCAAATCGTTCATTATGCCGGCCTCCAGACTTTGGCAATGATTTCACCCTGGTATTGTTCAGGGTACGATGATGCCTGACACGTCATCGTTTCGCCGTTGCCCGTTTTGCATTGCAACTTGACGGGTATAGCCCCGGTCAAGCCTGCTATCATTTTTGTCTTGATTGATAGCGGGATATGGGCAATGCTTGTTGCTCCGGCTGCGGCAATATATTGTATGGGCAACGGATACGAGACTCCATTGACGAGCAGTTGAAATAATGCGTGAGCGCTAAGCGCTGTTCGGGAGATATAAAAATTCGCATTGGTTGTCACCTCCAGCACATCACCGCTGACCAGCGTTGGCGATGTCAGGGTCAGCACATCCACAAACGACGTACTGGTAGTGCTGAAATTGCTGCTCAAATTGGCGGTGGTGTACTCCGCCAAATGATACCCCAGCGCGTCAATGTTGGCTCTTAGGGTGTCTCGCTCCTCCTTCAAATACTGCAAATTGTATACCAAATCTGTATTGTAAATGCTCGCCGTAATCAACGTGCCGCTACTGCGAACGGTTGGGTTTGTCCAGCCCATAAATGCCTCCTATGCTAAAATAGTTGATTCTTCTAACACCCCGGCGTCAGCCGCATCCAGTTGCCACAGTCTATCCACCAGCACCGGGTCGTCGCCGCCCGGCAGCCACACCTGGTAAATGGGCGCGGGTTCCAGCACCCACGCCGTCCGATAATCGCCGCCGCGGGTAATCTCGTGGCTCTCGCCGATGATAAAATAATCCGCATTGATGCCGGTTTGCGCCTCCACCACACTAATCCGGTCGCCGATGGTGCGGGCCAGCGCCTGTTCCGTCAGCGCCGTGTCCAGCCCGGCCAGCCCCAGCGAGGGCACCCGCCCGCGCGGGCCAAAGCGTTCCAGCAGCAAAAATTCGGCCATATTCTCCGCTTCGGTCACGTCGTCAATCTCAAACTCATACGGATACCGGCGCGGGCCGTAGGCCGCAATCGAATCGATGTTTTTGCGCCGCACCTCCACCGCCCCGTAATCCGTCAGCTTATCGCCCCGTATTTGCGCGCCGGCTTGCAGCCACACCTCCACCCCCGCGCCGTTGGTAAAGCGCACCGTGGCGCGGGTAGCCGTCTCTTCGGCAATGGCGGCGGTCACGCTGGCCGTGTAATCAGCGCCGCTGCCATCCTCATTGCCGGTGGCCCGGTAATCAACGCCGCCTGCCGGCGTAATGGCGTTTTCACCCGCTACCTGCGCCCCGGTGGTCGGGTCGCCGTACACAAAGGCAATCTCCTTTTCCGTTCCGGCGGCAATTTTTACCGCCTTGTTCATCTGCCCCAGCGCCTCCGGGCTGGCGCTCAACGTGCGGGGGCGGGCCGTTACGGTTACATCATTGGCAAACAAATCGCCATAGCGGTAATCCATGGCTGACATACTGTTGTCAAACCGGGCCGCAGCTTCGCCGCCCAGCACCAGGTGGTTGCGATTCCAGAAGGTGATGACGCCATCGCGGTCATCAAACACCCGCCCCCCCTCGCGCCCGGCCACGTCGCGCAACGCGCCGTACACGCTCACCCCGTCGCGCCACTGGTCCCCAATCACGTTGAAGGTACTGACGCCGGTTTCCAGGTTGACAAACTCGCTGGTCTCCCCGGCCAGCCACATATCCACATCCAGTTTCGATGTTTCCAGCACCCACGTCTCAAACGCTTTGGGCGGCTGGATAACGGAAGAGGCAATAATCTGTTCAATGACCGTATCCGCCGTCACCTCCCGTTGCAGCGGCACAAACGCCTCCGCTTCCTGCGCCCGGCTCATATAGCCCTGCACCTCAATGGTGCAGGTGCGCTGGCCGCGCTCATCGCCCTCCGGCTGAATATTGGTAATCCAGCCCCGGAACATCACCCGGCTTACCCCCTGCCACAGGCTGTACACCGCCACCATTTTCCCAAACGTAAACCGTGGATAGTACGGCGAGGCGCTGTATTCCGGGGTAAAGCGCCGGTCGGTGTTTCGCAGCGTCAGGCTCAGGTGCGCCACGTCGCTGATGCGGCTATAGGGCGCGGAAAAGCCTAACTTCCAACTGGCCGCCAGCGCGTAATCGCTGACCTCTTCGCCGTTCCAGCCGTTGCTGACAAAGCGGAACAGCGGCCTGTCGTCGCTGGCCCGCCGCGCCGCCCCATCTATGCCGCTCAGTCCATCGCTTTGTCCGCTAACGCCGATGTACAGCCGCGCTGTGCCATCTACACCGCTCAGGGCGTCGCTCTGCCCACTGACGCCGATGTGCAGCCACCCTTCCTTATTGTAAATTATGGCAACCTCATCAGCGGTGAGTGCCCGGTCAATAATGGCGAATTGGTCGCCCACGCCGTTGATGGTTCCATTCCCGCCAGTCCGGCCAAACGCCAGCACGGTCTCCCCCAGCGTAAAGCTGTCATATTGTCTGGACGCTGCCAGCGTCCCGTTGATGTAAATCTCCCGCTGGTTTTTGCTGGCTGACCAGGTGAAAACCAGGTGATTCCATACACCCATAGTGATGGCAACAGTGGTGACCAACTGGACACCACCAACCCGGAACGCAACCAGTCCGGCTAGTGTCGTCCACCCTTCAAACTGGCCGCTGGCCCCGCTACCAAACAACCCCATCAACAGGACAGTGTTAGCCGCAGCGTGGTTGACCCACAGCGATATAGTCCCCTCTGCCCCGTCAATCACCGCCGCCGGATAAGTCAACGTCGCCGCCGTCCTGACGCTGATCGAGGCATGTGCCGTCCCCGACCAACTGTGGCCAGCGCCCAGAGAGCCATCACAATAGGGGCTGGCATAGGCTTTGGCCTCCAACTGTACGGCATCAATTGTGATGGAATTCGATGGATTTAGACTCTGAAACTCAACCCTGGCTGATCCACCATTGGACGGGATTGTGCCGGTCGCTGTGTAGTACGTCCAGTCCACCGCCTCTGGCAGAGTAACCCATCCGTAAACATTTACTCCGGCAGTATAATCTTTTAATCGTGTACTTACCGAACCTGTAGATTTGTACCAAAAACTTACTGTATATTGAGTTGACGGAGTGACAGTAACGGCGTCAGAGAAAACAGCGCCTTGAGTTTGCGCAGAAAAATTGCCACAATAAGAACCATAAACTCCTCCAGCAACCCTTGAGATAGTCGCCGATTCTGCGTTCCATCCAGATGTGTTTACCTCGAATGATGGATTCTTTACAAGATTGGTGGTGGCCTCAGCCACCTGCACGCCCTGCCCAAATTTGCCGGGTCGGTAGATGACCCCTCCGCCGGGTGTGCCCACCGTGCCGTTATGCGCGATGAGCGAATTTTCGAACTCGCAGATCATCTGCCAGCCCCTTAGCCGCGCCGACCCAAACGCCGCGCTCAGGGCGTCGCTTTGCCCACTGACGCCGATGCACAGCGCGGCTGTGCCATCTACGCCGCCTGCGCCGCTCATTGAGCCGGCCACGGGTGCGGTTGTCACCGCGCCGTCAACATCGCTCAGGTAAGTTGTCTCCCCCAGCGCCGTGCCAACGTCGCTCAGGGTAAAGTCCAGGGACCAGCGGGTCATAGTTTATTTAGTCCAGGGTAATATCCAGATCGCCTGCCGGGAAATACACAATGTCCAGGTTAGCCACCGCCCGGCTGGCGCTCAACGCGCCCCAGGCCAGCAAGTTGCCGGCGGTAACTGCATCAAAAATACCAAACGCCGCCACCGTGCCCCAACTGGCCGTCGCCATCGGGAAGGTAATGGCCGTGCCGTTGCTTTTGACCCCGGCGCTGGCCGCCGGAAAATTGGTGGCGTTATTCGTCACCGCCACTCTGGCGTAGCTGCCCCCGCTCACCTCGGTTCCTCCGCCGGCATCGCTGGGGGTGGCGGTGAACAGGGCTACGTACAGCGTGGCCGGGGCGGTGTAGGCTGCGTTGCCAAACACGTGATCCAGCAGTTCATTTTCCAGAAAATTACTAAATGATCCCATTGCAGTCTCCTGTCTATTTTATCGGGCTAAGTTGCACGCCCTTGCGTTTGGCAATTTTTACAATCTCATCAAACAACTGGTCGGCGTTTTGCATGCCTTGCAGCACCAAATTCTCAATCACCAGCGAGCCGCCGCCGGTTGAGCCTGTTGCCGCCGCCAGCGCTGCCGGCGCGCTATCCCGAAACGGGACAATGTACCCATCTGAGCCGGGGCTGAACAGTTCCGGCCCTTCCTCGCCCACCAGATAAAGGCTGTTGCTGCTGACCGCCCCGCCGCTGGCCCGACCCCCGCCCCAACTACTCCCGCCGGGAGCCGTACTGCCGGCACCGTCGCTGGCCCGCGCCGCGTCTCGAGCGGCATCGGCCATTTTTTCAAAGGCTTTGGTGGCGTCTTTAATGGCCTTAATTAAATCATCGTCAATGGTTTCTGCCGCATCCGCCATTCCGGCCGTAATGGCCCCGGCGGTTTGCTCGCCGGCTGTTTTCAGCGTCGGTAAGGTGCTGTCCTTCACCGCAGCCAACACCGTGTCCCAATCCAGCACCGAGGTGTGCAGCAGCCCCATTTGCGTCAGCATATCCTCAACGCTGGTTTGCATATTGGTTTGCAGGGTAGTGATGGTCTCGGTCAACGTGCTGCCCAACATTACATTCAGCAGCCCGGCGTCGGTGAGCAAAGGGGCAAAAGCAGAGCCGCCCCCCGCCCCCGCTTCGGCGGCCCCGGCCGCCTCCCCCGCCGCCTCTCCCGCGCCGCCCAGCCCGGCCAAACTCTGCTTCAGGGTGTCAATGGCCGGGATGAGGGTAGCGGTGATCCCACTGGCCGCTGTCGCCGGGTCTCCCATCATCTGCCCCAGCAGCCCGGCGTTGGCGGCCGAACTTGCGCCCTCAGCCGCAGCCTGCGCCCCCACCACGCCTTCGGCGGTCAGTTCCGCCATGATGGTGTCCATTATTTGTTGCCTGGCGTTCTGCTCCTGCAACTGTCGTTTGACATTCTCCTTGACCGCTTCAATGTCCCAGAGCTTGGTGACATTGTTCAGCAGGATGTCATCGGCAGCAGATTTAAGCGCCCCCTCATCACCAGAAGCCATCGCCTCGGAGATGGGTTGCCAGAAGTCAAGCCCGGCGAATTGCTGATTAAGAGCCGTGAGCCACTCGCTGGAGAAGCCACTGGTCGATACCGTTGCCAGCCGGCGGGCCGCCTCATCAATGTTCTCTGTCCCGGCCTCCGGTGGCTTCCAGACCTCATCCAAGCTGGGGGTGAGCTGGTTGTCCACCATCCCCTTGATGGTGTTGAAGGCGCCTTCAAAGGCCGACCTGGTATCATCGGCGGCTTTTTTTGCACTGTTAATTGCTGAGGTGAAATCAATTTTAGCCTCTGTTACATAGGCTTCCTGCCGTTGAACATCCAGACTATCCAGCCCCGCCACCCGCGCCTGCGTCATTTCATCGGCCCCGGCCAGCCCTGCCCATCGATCTGATTGAGCATTTTTCCCGGCGTTGGTGGCCCCGTTTGCGGCAATTGCCGCCTGTGCTGCGGCGGTCTGAGCCTCAGCCTGATAATATGCCGCTTCCCCGGCCAGCCGCATGGCTTGGGTGTTTTGAGCCAGGACCCCATTTTGCGCTAGCAGAGCGGCGGTTTCTTCCGTAACCTTTACCTTGGTAGCCTCGTACTGCTCTTTGGTGACCAACAGGGCGGTAACTTGCTGATCTGTCCAGCCCAGATTAGTCACCCCAATTTGAATCATTTCATCCATTTTGGCGATGTACTCATCGTAACTGTTTGAGCCAGTGATCAACGCCTGGCGCAGCATATCGTAATCTTTGACCCCGCCGGCCATTGCCGCCGCCAACTCCTCCGAGGTCTGAGCCGCCACAATGGCCTGCGTGGAAGCATCTGCCACCGCCGCGTTATGGGCCTGAATCGCCGGGATACCTTCATTCAATATCCAGGTGTAGGCTTTGGCCCCTTCCCCCATCTGGTTGAACGCCCAGGTGGCCTTCTCCATCACCCCTAAACCCTGCTCTACCGCCCCCACCAAATTCCCAAACGCCGCCTGAAAATTGGCGTAGCTGGCCGTCGCCTGTTGCCGGGCTTCGGTTTCATCGCTAATGCTGTCCGCCAACGCTGTACCTTTTTCCAGCGCCAACTGCCGCACTGCCGTCAGCCGGGCTTCCGATTCGCTCACCCCGTCAGTGGCCATAATCTCGGCTTGCCGGGCCTGCACCGCGCTTGAAGTAATATTGAAGTTATTCAAAAGCGCCTGGCTGCCATCATCAAGCAGCATCAGGAACTTTTCGTAACTGGCGGTTTCCCCCAGAGCTGCATTGAGCGCCTTCCCGGCCCGGGCGTACTTTGCTGCCTCTTCCGCGCTTTTGGCAATGCCGTTATCTAGCAAGCCAAAGGCAGTCCGAGCCGCATCTGTTTCGCTGACAGTATAGTTGGTGGCTTCCTGCACCTGTCGGATGGCGTCTTCGTATTGCGTGCTACCCCCTACCAGGTCAGTCAGCGCGTTTTTCATATCCTTTTGGGCCAGGGCGGCATCGTAAGAGGCGGCGGTAAATTGCTGCAAGCCGCTCACCACCTGCCCCAAACCCATGGCCAGCCCCAGCTCACCGGCCAGCCCCTTCATCTCGCCCCAGGCGGCTTTAAACCCTTTGGCCGCCTGGCTGGATTGTTTGTCAAAGTCGCCCACGCTTACCCCGGCCTGCTTGAAGGCGGCAATCAGCCCCTGGGCGTTTCCGGTCAGCGTGATTTTAACGTTTTGATCGGTCATCGTTTAACCTTCTATCTGGCAGGCTTATCATCAATCTATTTTGGATTTTGGATTTTGGATTGGCGATTGACGATTGGGGTTTTTCCCGTAAATCGTAAATCCAAAATCGTCAATCGTAATTGGATCGGGGAGATAACCATTGATTTGTTGCACCACCTGTGGTATCATTACCGTATGACTCAGCGTGATAAATTGCGCCACCGGATAGAACAGAATCCTAAAACCGTTCGTTTTGAGGACCTTGATCAGCTCTTATTGGCCTATGATTTTGCCAAACGGCCCGGCAAGGGCAGCCATCATTTTTACTGGCGGGGAGAGCAACGGTTGGTTATTCCCTATCGCCGCCCCTGTGTGTTGCCCATTTACGTCAAACTGGCCCTGGCCGCCATAGACCGCGCGGAAGGAGAAAACAATGCCTGATAAAGATTTAGCCTGGTATCTCAGTTTGGCTTACCCGGTGCGGGTTTACCCTGAACCGGATAACAGCGGTTACACCGCCGAAATTCCTGATCTGCCGGGCTGTATCACCTGCGCCGATACTCTCCCGGAACTGTGGGAAATGATTGAAGACGCCAAACGCACCTGGTTGGAAGGTTCTCTGGCCGAAGGGCTGCCCATCCCGGAGCCTTCTCTGCCTCAACTTGAACCGGCGGCTCAGAGCGGTAAATTTACCGTGCGGCTGCCCCGCTCTCTGCACCACAAATTAGTGGAACAGGCCCGGCGCGAAGGTGTTACCCTGAATCACCTGGTTAGCGTGACCCTGGCCGAAAGCGTGGGCCATAAACGCGCCGCCTGAAAGATGAACTTTCTTTGCCTGTTCAGTCTCCTCTTGCTGGCCTTGACCATCGCCGCCTTCACCAAAAACATCAACCCGGTCTTTCGGGGGCTGGTGGGGGTTTTGTGGTTGCTGCTGCTTGTCTTCTGGTTACTCATCCCCTAGCCACTGATCTGTTTTTACGCAGTAAACCGCCTTATCCGGGTTGGCATTGGTCCATTCCACTATTTTCCCCGCCGTAACCGCCGCCGCCCGTTCCTGATACACCTCGGCTACGTATTCCGCCGCTTCCATTTCCTGCATCACGCCCAACGGCTGCTTAAACAACTCTGTGGGCAGGCATCTCCAGCGTTGGCAGCGCCAGGCCAGCCGTAACGCCGGCGGCGGCTCGCCCTGGCCTTTGCCCCAGGCGGCCGCCGCCGCAATCAGTTTTTTGGCGGGTTCAGCGCCTTGTCTAACCCGGTTTCTCCGTAATACAACGCGTTTAGAAACCACATAAAAACCGCCAGTGGCCACAACTCAAGCGGCTTCTCCGGTGCGCCCTCAAATAGTGAGCACACCGCTTTACAGCCGTAAAATCGGGCCACATTAACCGATGAATTGTTATTAAATTTTTTCTCCGCTTGCGCCGTCTGCATCCCCCGCACAAACTTTTCGTAATCCCCCATCAACCACTCGTCAGGAAATTCGATATTGAATGCTTCTTGCCCTTTAACCGGGCAGGTCAATTTTGGCATTAGACAGTCCCCCATGCCGGTAAGGCTTGTCCGGCCCCAATAGCCAGCGTGACTTCAAACTCCTGTTTGCCATCCAGGCCGGCCATTACTTTATAGGCGGTCACTATAAATTCACCGGAAATCTTGGGGTCTCCCGTGGTGGGCGCAGCATTGTTGCCATACCGAAACTCTACCGTTTTGGTGGTGGTATCCACCCCCACGGCGCTCTTAAACATATTGTGAATAACGCTGGACCAACTCCCTTTCAGGGTGGTCTTGGCGTCGGCCCGGCCGCTGACATAGCTTTTTACCGATGTCCCAAAGCCGCCTACTTCAATCTGGTCGTACTCCAGGGGAATACCGTCAGTTTCCGTGACCTGGGCGCTGATGTCGGTCAGTGTTCCCGACTCGTTATCCACCCACACCCCTACATAAAGCCCTTTTCTTGCTGTCATAAGTTAATCCTCCATTTTGGATTTTAGTGATTTTGGATTTTGGATTTACGATTGACGATTGGCTTTTTCGTCCATTCGTAAATTCGTCAATTCGTAAATCGTCAATCCAAAATCGTCAATCGGTTGGTTTATTTTCTGCAAAAGATAACCGCAAAGTTGATGCTGACTGCCGCGCCGGTCACGTCATAAATCACGCGCACATACCGGTTGACTGCGCCGCTCACCTCAGCCCGTTCGGCAATGATCGCCGCGCCGGTGGCCGCAAACGTGATCAAATCTGTCCAGGTGCTGTTGTTAGTGCTGTGCTGGATTTTGACCACACCCGTATCCGCCTCGCTGACCCCGGACACAAAGAGATACGCGCTGGCTCCGGCGCTGCTGGCGGCCAGTTGGTCCACCGCCGTGGTGTTGCCGTCGGCGCTGACGCCGGTCAGGTTAGCCAACAGCGTTCCCCATTCCAGGGGGGTGCCAATGGATTTCAACGCCGCTTTGGCAGCTAGCAGGCCGTTCAGATCGGCGCTGACGGTGTAGTTGCTTTGATGCACCGGCATCCCGCAGGCAATGTCCCCGATAGTTGGAGACGCATTATCGCCCCACGCTACCCCGGCCATTTTATCAACGCCCACCGTCTTCAGCGCCTCATGGGTGGCTCCGGTCAGCGTACTGTCAAAAAATCCGCTGAACTCAATGGCCCCTTCGCCCCGCCCGCACAAATATTGTTTGACCGGGTTGTTGTAGGCTCCCGCTTCAATGGTCTCAAACTCAATCGATGGAATTACTTCACTGGCTAACGGCGTCAATTTGTACCCGTCCAGCCAGAACTCCAGGTAAAACCCTTTTCTGGTTGCCATTGGCTCCTCCTATACCAGCTCTACTAAAATTTCAAACGATGCGCCCACGTAGGTCTCGCCCGCTTCACTGAACGTCATTTTGACCACCCCGCTATCGCTCTTCAGCGTGGCCAGCAGTACGCTGTCCAAATCCAGCCGGGGGTGAGCGGCCAGCGCGGCCGCTATCCGCTCAAAAAATGGATCGCACAGCCGCTCCCCTTCGCCGTCTATCCCTTGCCCGGTCTGTTTCACGTAGAGCAGCACCGTAAAGGTTCGGTCCGGGTTGGGGTCGCTGAGATACCCCTGGCGTTGGTAGATAGCCTTACCGGTCAGGACCACCGCAGCCGGCAGGTTGCCGGGCGGCAGGCTGGCCGGAGCGTAGGCGTAGGCTCGCTTTACCCCCTCCACCTCCCCGATGATGGCGGCCAAGCTGGTCTTGATGTCGGCGATAGGGTTGCTCATTACCAGGCCGCCGTTCTTTTGTACGGGCGCAGCATCTCCGCCACCCGCACCGGGATGGCCTTGGTGTATTGCAGCGTCCCCAGCTCGGCCAGGCCGCTGGTGTCCGCCAGAGAGCTTTTGGCCTCACGGTAAAAGCGGGCGGCCATCACCGTGGCGGCCTCAACCAGGTCCGCCGGCAGGTCATCGATGGCCGAGGCCAGCCCGCCGGTGTAACTCAGCCTTAGCCGGGCCGGGCCGCGGTCAAAACCGCCCCAGGCCACTATCAGCCCGCCGTCAATTTCCAGCGTATCCACCTCAAGCTCACTCCAGGGCTGGATGGGCCACCGGCGGACTGCTAGCGCGCTAACAGTGTGGATTAATGGCTTGTGGGGCCAGCAGACAATGCGCCCCTGCCGATCCACCACGACCCTGATTTCTTCCCCGGCTACCTCGGCCAACTCAAAGTAGTTGTCGCTGTCGATGACGCCGGTGCAGCGGCGGTCAATGGCCCGGCTGGCGGACGTGATGCACGTTGCCAGCACGGACTCCTCGGCTGCGTCGCTTTCTTGCATTCCCATTGCGGCTCTGACCCGGCTTAAATCGGTGTAATCCATGTCAGGCCTCAGCCGGTTTCAATTCCCCGGAGGCCACCATTGGCCGGTACCAGCTTTCGCCGGCGGGCAGCTCTACCACGCCGTTCACGGCCGGGTAAACCTGCGGGCCAAATGAGACCACGGTCACGTATTCCGGTACTTTAAACCGCACACCCTCGATGGCCGGGTTACCGGCTTCAGGGGGAGCGGCCGTTTTTTTTGTTGCCATAATTCCTCCTTTTGGCTGCCGGGGCTATCACCTACTGGTGATAGCCCCTTTTAATTACGGACGATTCCAGGCCAGCACGGTGACCGTCACCGGTTGGCTGTTGCTCAAGGTAATATAAATTGACCCATACCGGCCGATGATCGAATTGCTGACCACCGCCGTGGTCGAGATGGCGCTGGCGTTGAGTAAGGTGTTGCCGGTGGCCCAATTGTAGCCGTTATTGGAGCGGTCAAGCGTGACCGTAGCCGTATTGACCGTACTGCCTTGCACAATAGTCACCTGTAAATCAGCCTGGCTGTATCCTTCCAGATTGATCGCGGTGCTTCTGGTGCTGGCAGTCAAGGCCTGCGCCGACCAGATTGTACTGAGCGCCGGGGTTGCTTCCGCTTTCGGCGCGGCCTGCACAGCCATCCGGGCGGGCGCAAACAGGCCGGCCAGCAAGAACAGCAGCGCAAAAATTACGGTGGGGAAAAATTTCTTAAACACGGTATCCTCCTCGATGGTTGAATGTTGATTATTCACTTGGCTTGGCGGCCCTCACCCCCACCCAGTGACGATTTATGATTGACGATTGGCTTTTTCGTAAATCTAAAATCGTCAATACGGGAGGGGGTGAGGGATTTTTTACCGGTCCGCAATGTTGGTGATGACGCCCAGGGCAAACGGAGCGTAGCAGGCCAACACTTGCTCCACATACACGCCGGTTTCGTTAGCCCGGGTAATCAGCGGCCAGGGGATTTGGTAATAATCCCGGCGGGCAATCACTTCGGCGGTGTTGGGCACGTTACTGCTCTGATAGAAACCGGGCAGGTTTTGCGCCCAGGCCAGTACCGTGCCTTTGGCCAGGTGCGGGTGCAGGCGGATCGGGATGGCCTGGCCGCCGTTCATGGTGAACGGGTTGAAGTACCAACCAATGACCTGCCCGGCCACGTAGGTGGGGTTGGTGTTGTTCACATCAATATTGAAGCGCACCAGCGGGTTGGTCCCATCAGTAAAGGTTTTGGCGATGATGTTTTTCATCTCCTGCCCGGAGACGTAAATCTCTTCCGGGCTGATGCGGTACAAATCCCACATCGACATCAACATCTCGTCAATTTCGGTAATGGTGCCGCGCCCGGAAGCGGTCAGCCCGGTACCGGCCCCGGCAGCACCGGTGGCCAGAGCTTTGTAATACCCCTGGCTGCCGGATTTGAAAACGTGGTACAGCAGGCCATCGTAGCCCAGCGTGGCATTTTTGCTGCGGTCGGCGGTGATAGCGGTCAAGGCCTGCCCGGTCCCGGCCAGGCTGGTCAGGGCCACACTATTGATGGTGGTAATGGCTTCCAGTTTTTCGCTGCCGGCAGTGCCCGCAAACCAGGCGTAGGCCACGGCCCCGCGCACTACCGGGGTGCTGGCTTTGATCACATTGGTGCTGCCGGTAATGGCCCCGGTGCTGGTGGTGTTGCTCTTGTTAGAGCTGCCGCCGTTGATGGTGTAAGACTTGCCGTCCTGCCCGGTGACAGTGACCGCTTGCTGCACCCCGCCGGCGATGCTGGCCACCAATTGACCCTCCTGGGTCAGCGCCACTACCGCCACGTTGTACGTTCCGGCCCCAATGTCGCCGCCGGTCGCTTCGGCGGTGACGGTGGGGGCGGTGGGGGTACCCAGGTCTACCGAGGCGTTGCCGCCCAGCAGACTGTACTCTTCCTTAATCATCACCTGTTGCAGCAGGCGCATCCCGGAGGTGGACAGCACATCCTCAAAACCCTCCCCGGCGCTTTGGGCCTCAAACGACACATCGGTTTCTTCGCCAATGGTGCGGTAGGTGGCGCTTTTATCGGCCGCGGTAATGCCCATGCGCCCACTGCGCTGCCCTTCCGGCACCCAGCCCATCGAAGCCACCCCGGAACCGGTGATGGCGGTCACTTCTTTCCAGTTGGCCGCCGCGCCCGCGCCCGCGCCGCGCACCCGGCGCGGCAGCCGGTTGCGAATGGGGGTCAGCACCGGGTACAGGTTTTTGGCCGGAGCCTGCAAATCGTAGGCGGTCAGGCCGGTGGCTAAATGCACGGTTTGATCGGCTTTGGCAATGTAGCCGCCGCCAATATCGGCGCTGCCCAGGCCGCTGCCCATAACCTTTTTGATGGCCTGCACGGTCTCCAGAGACACATCCTGAATCCCGCCATTGGAAAATCCTAAAACGCTCATAATCTGTTACCCTCCTTGGGTTGGTTAATTGGTTTGCTTTAGATTAACTGTTCCAGCGCCGCGGTATACTGCTGCTGGTACTGCCCCCGCAACGCGGGGTTGGGTTCGGTGTTGGCTTTTTGCTTCAGCTCATCCAGTTGGCTCTTGCTGATCCGCCCCGCCGTCCGAGGGGTTGCCCCCGGCAGTGGGGTGATGGGTTTCTCCACCGGACGCAGGGCCGGCCCGCCCGGCGCGGGTTGGGCCTCGATGACGGCCAGCCGTTGGGTCACGTCATCCAGTTTGGTCAGCAGCGCGTCAAACTGCGGGGTGATGGCTTTCATCAGGTCATCGGCCATATCAGCGCGGATGAGTACCACCCCCGGTTGGCCTTCAACTTTCTGCATGTCGCCGGCGGGTTGGCTCATCATCATCGCCTCGCCCTCAATTTCAACGGCCTCCGACTCCTGGCCCACCAGCGCGCTGATAGCCCGGTTGTACCGCCCGGCCCCGGCCAAATCGTTGTTTAGCTCGCACTCATCGCGCAGCCCCTGCAACTGCTTCACAATTTTAATCACCGCCGCCCCGGTCTTGTCTGCCGCCGGCTGGGACTCCGGGGGCGCTTCCGCCCCGGCCTCTTTTTCGCCCTCAACGGGCAACTTCTTCTCTTCGTCCACACTGCCTCCTTTTATTTGGGGCCAATCGCCCTCTGCTTTCCACATTAGAATCCTCGCGTCCGGGTTGGCCGGACGGTCCACCAGCGATATTTCATACAACCTGATTTTGGTGATCAGGCGATAGACCTTCCCTTCAAGCTCAATCAGTTTTGCGGCCAGCACCTTGCCGCCAATGCTAAAGCCCTGGTAAATGTTTTCCTTGACCTTTTTCCAGGCCTCGGCATCTACCACCCTGGCGGCCAGCATCAGTTTGCCGTCCTGCATTTCCGCCTGCACCGCCCGGCCTACCGCGCTGGGCTGGTGCATTTCTCTTATGTTGGCCCAGGCCAAATAATCCGGCAGGGCCTCGGCCAGCGCCGCCGGGGCCACAATGTCCCCCTCGTAGCGTTGGCCGTCTATTTCCCCGCCCTGGGCGTCGGGTGTGTCGGTGCTGGCTACGCCAAACACCATTTGTTGGTCGTCATTGGTGGCTTCTATTTTGGCAAAAACAAGGTTCAGGTCAGTCATCTGTTTCTCGCTTGCATAAAAAAAGGGCGCGTCGATCCCTCGACGCGCCCCGGTTCACTCACACAGTCGGGCTGAATAATGCTGAATTATGAATCGTCAATCCAAAATCGTAAATCTATTTTTTCCCCAGCGCCCCCACCAGGTCATCAATGGCCTCGTTAAAAATCCGTTGAATTTCCGGCCTGGCCGCCGTCAGCCCATCGCGGAACATGTGCCGGCCTTTGGTGCCATGATGCTTTATCTTCAGGGCAATCATATAAGCCAGGCTCTTATCCTGTTCGGCCTGGATGTCTTTGTTCCCCAGTCGCCGCCGCGTCTTGAGGCTGTACGCCCCGGACAAGCCCTTTTTACGCACCCAGGCAATCAACGGCTCCAGGGGTGGCATGTGGGGCTTGGTGTCTTCTTCTACCCATAAGGCGTAGGGCGCTTTTTTGCCCCCGGCGTTGGTGCCTACTTCCCCTGTAACCACCCCGCCGCTCACCTGCACCTGGTGGGTAATGCTGGCGGCCAGGTAGCCCCAGGCGGTAGGGGTGCGCTCCACCACCTCGCGTTGGGTGATAATCACCGCCTCGGTCATGGCGCTCACCATCACTTTGGTGGTCAACTGCGGCGCCTGCGCCATCGCCTGCGTCAGCCGCTCCATCCCCTCTACTTTTATCGATACGGTCTCGCTCATAATCTCGCTTGCCTTGTGCTATAATCAACTTGCGCTGCAAGTGTAGTTCGCCACGTAAACACGCCTTGTAAAAGGAATTGTCGGCCAGTTGGTGCACCGGCCAGCGCATCCACGTTGGTAGTGTATCGCGCTAAAAACACGCCCCGGTGGGGGAGAAGCGGGAATGGCGAAAGCCTTAAGTGTAGGCCTGCCCAACGTGGATATTTTGTTACTTGCGCTGTCAACCCGCCGTTTCAGCCAGGATGGATAAAACAATGACCAAAAAACAACTGAGATTAAGCGATATGCCTCCCCACTTACAGGAATACTGGCTTGAGCACAAAGGCAGATTGCCGCCAACTCGGGTTATTGACGCCGTTGATGACCCGGAGTTAAAAGAGCGAGGCATCACAAAAATAGAAGTTTGGGATTATGGCCCAAATTGGGAAACAGACCCGGAAATTATTAGGCATCTAAAAAGAACTATTACTATCCACGAGCATTTTGTTGACGGCGGTGTCAGTTCTATTCACTTGATGGCAACCCCATCCACCGTCGCAACTGCTTCACCCGGTGCGGATAATCCCGTTCAGCTTGCTTGAAACCAGTTTTCCTGATCCAATGGATCATATTGGCCCCACAACTCCTCGGCTACCCGATGCCCTAATTCGTGCCCAAAATCTACATCTACGCCAAGCCAATCAGGATCATCTATCAAATCGCCGTTTTCGTAGATAGTTATGACGCCGCTATTGGGTTTAATGCTGGCCGACATCCGGCCTTCTCCTGGTGGTATCCCCGAATTTATTTTCAAATGCTCCTTCCATCTCAAAATTACGATGGTCGGTTAGATTGATTTCGGTAACGCTGTTGTGAAACTTTTCCGGCAGGCGTTGGTGGATGTCATCCAGCCATTGTTGCGCCTGGGCTTCGGTCACTAGCTGGCGGGTACGGTCCAGATCAACCGGTTGAACAATCCTGACGCCTCGATAGTTGGTCACTTGCGCCGAGCGCGTTTCCCCACCTATAGACAGGGTGCTTACCGCAGGAGCATTTCCCACCCCCACCTCCGGCGCGGCGGCAATCAACCCCAGCGCCGCCGCCTCGCGGAACGTCACCGGCTGCACCGTGCAGCGGCAATGCGGGTGGGCCTGATGGCCCTCCGGCACTTCCACTCCATCGGCGTCAAAGGGCTGGCCCAGGGCCACTACCTGCCCATCCAATCCCAGGCAGGTAGTGCAGGAGCCGCTTGAGGCGGCCCGCCAGCGTTTACCCCACACCACGCCGCTCTCCCGGAAGCTCTGCAACCGGCCTTCGTGGTAGGCGGTCATCACCTCGGTGTTGGCAATCCGTTTGGCCCGCCACACCGGCATATCCTTCAGCAGTTCGGCCATCTCCTGCTCAAATTGCCGGGGATTGACCCCACGCTGAATGGCCGCCGCCACCCGTTCCCGAATAGCGTTTTGGGTGGTCTCCTCAATCTCCCGCACCAATCGGGCTGAGTGCTCTGCCGCCCATTGCCTGGCCTGCTCAAACGGCAGGTTGAACTGCTTTTGGTCGGCCAACCGTTTGGTGGCTTCCGTGGCCCCCAGCAGGGCCACTTCCCGCAGTTGGCGGCGGAGGTAACTTTCAAAATCCTCATCCAACCCAGCCCACACCGTGGGCAGGTCCAGCATCGCCGCTACTTCCTCCGGCGATTTGCCCTTGAACCGGGCCAGTAATTCCCCGGCCTGCGTGCCCAGCGCCTGCTCCGCCTCGGCCGCCAGCCGGGACATCGTTACCGCCAGCCGTTCCCGCTCCGCCGGCGCAATCTCCGGCGACCAGTCATCGCCGCCGTCTGCTTTGTTTAACCGCGCTTTATCAGGGGTACTCCCGAAAAAACTTCTGCGCCGGCGAGACCCCAGGCTCGCCCAACCTCCCCCTCTCCCCTTGGGAGAGGGCCGGGGTGAGGGGCATCTCCGGCGCTGCCCCATCCAGCGTATCGCCAAAGCGCATCGCCCGAATCTCATTGGGGCTGACTACCCCGGCGCTTAAATAAATCTGGTCGGTTTGGGCCTGGGTCAACCGGTCTTCATCATCCCCAAACTGCCACTGCCACTCCAGTAGCTTGAACGGATTTTGGGCCGGGCGGGTGGCTTGCCCGGGTAAGCTGATGATCTGCCTGGGCTGCCAGCTTTCCGCCAGATCGCTCTGAATGAAACGGTCCAACATCTGCTTCAGCCACATCGTCAGCGGCCGCAGCCCCCGCCGGTCGTTCACCGCCTCCTGTAACTCGGCGGTGGCCTTGTTCACGTCGTTGGTAAAGCCCAACTCCTGCGGCGGAACCCCGAAGGCCGAGCAGGTGATTTTCAACATCCACTCATCCAGCGCGGTCTCGTAGCTGAAGGGGCGCAGTTCCTTTAGGTTCATATTCCACGGCACAAAGCGCACCTTGCGCCGGGCGGCGTCATCCCCTTCCAGGACTGCGTTGAACCAGGTCTCAAACTCAGAGACCTGCTGCGGGTTCAGGGTGCGGTCATCCGGCGGGCTGCCGATCATATCGGGGATGTTCCCGTCGGTGAAGTAGGCCAAATCAAAGCTCTGCTTGCGCAGGGCCGTATTGATCCGCAGAATCACCCACTCGGTGGGGGGAAACCCGTATGGCGTAAAGCTGCGGGTCCACCGCGGCCGGTACACCAGCTCGTGCGGCGCAAACGTGGGCAGTTTTTCATCAGGGGCGTCGGCCTCCGGCCGGTGGTACTGGCTGGCCGGCGCGCCGTGCAAAATCTGTTGGTACTCCACGGTTCTGCCCCGCTCATCCAGCAAGGGCTTGATGGTGGAGCCGTCTACCACCTCCAGGCTGTGCAATCGCCCGGCCCGGTCGGGATGTTTGTAGAGCGTCAGCGCATCAATGCTGAACAACTCATACAGGATCATCCCAATCCAGGCTGAAAAGTCGTTGAGTTTGTCCGGGTGGGCAAAGAAGGCCGCCACCGCGTCAGCCTCGCCTTGCAGCGAGTTTTGCAGCTTCTTATTCCGGGCCACCGCGCTCCACGGCATCCCCTGCAACTCCTCAATGCGCACCGCAATGCACATGGCTGCTACGTCGTACAGGCTGGCCAAATGCCGCAATTGTTCAAATGGGGTCAGCAGCCCGGGCTGCTCCCGCCGGGGGGTGATGACCGTATTGATCCCCACCGGGTATTGAAACTGGCGTGGTCCTTCGGTCTGCTCTTCGGTGTTGGGGCTGGGTTGCAGCGGTGTACCCGGCCCAAAGCGCCGCCCTTGTAGGCTGGCCCAGGCGTTGCGCACCCGCTGCGCGGCTTCCCTCATATCAATCACGGCGGTTCCGGGGGGAATGGTGGGCATAGTTACTCGCCTCTGCCCATCTCATTCATTATCTCCGCCACCATTATCGGGATTATCCACTGGTAAGGTTCATGCTGGTTCCACCGCTTAACCGCGCTGGTCTCAAGAGGCCGGGCCGGGCCGCTGGCGTAGCACTTACAGCAAACAACCCCGTAAGCATCCACCCGCAAATTAACCCGCTCACCGCAAAACGGGCACGGCTGCAAATCAGGGTGCAGGCCGATGTCTGTCCGGCACTTGAGGCACAACCCCTCGGTCAATCCCCCCTGGTCAGTGCGGTAAATGGCGCAGTGGTCGCCAGCGCTGGTGTCGGCAATCTTCCTCACCAGAGCGTTGGCCATCACGTGCGTCTCTTCGGCAAAAAAGGTTTCCAACCGGGCCAGACGCTCCAGGGTCATAAAGGCCACGTTATTTTTTAGTGGCCCGGCTTCACCTTGGAAATCGCACACCTGCAATTGTTCCACAATCTCTTTGAGGTTCATTTCTTCTGCTCCCTGCTGGCCGCCTGCTGGCGGTAGTAATCGAGTATCGCGGCGGCCCCGCCCGGTGGGGCGTAGGCCAGGTTCAGCGCGTCCATGCCATCCGGGCTGCGCTTGATGCGTTTCTTGGTGATGTCTTTGGCCTCCACCACCCGCCGCCCGCTGCCATCCACCTTCCAGGTGGGCGACATGGCCTGCCGCCGCAACTCCCGCCGGGTCTCGGCGGGCAGCCGGCTCAGGCTCAGGCGGCCTTCGTCGGCCCGCTCTGCCACGCTGAACCATAGTTCGCTGCGCCGGTTGGGGTACTTCTCCAGCTCCAGGGCGCTGGCCGCGCTGCTGACCGGGATGAAGGTGTAGCCGTCAGCCTGGTCCACCACTCCGCCGCCCACCCCGTCATCATCAATCTTGGTGGCAATGCGCCGGCCCTCAACGCCGCACCGTTGCCCGTACTCATCGGCCAGTTGCTTCAATCGCCCGGCGGTCTCCACCGTACTGCGGCCATTGGCCGCTTCGTGGTGCAGGCTCACCGGCCCGCGCCGCACGTGAATTTCGGTGAAATCGTCCCCAAACCGGGCCACGTCGCACCCAATCTCGCAGGGGTCGTCCTCTGGCTCCGGTAAAACAAGCATCTCCGCCGCTTGCCAGGCCGCATCGCTCCACACGTTGCTGGTGGCCTGGCTGGGCCAGCGGCCCAGCATCCGGGCCTCGGCAATGGGGCCGGGCCGAAACCACTCCCCGGAGCCGGGCGGCCACTCAATATCCCCCGCTCTGGGCTGCGCCACCGGGCGGCACCACTTTCGCAGCAGTTCATCGGCCCGGGCCAGCCGAATGGCCGCCGGATAGGGCGGCGGGTTCCCGGCCAGCTCGGCCGCGATGTTGGGGTGTTCCAGCACGCTGATGCTGATAGTGTGCCACCCCCCGCCCATCTCTTCGGCGTAGGCCTGGCTGCTGGTGTCAGTGGGGTTGAAGATGGCCAGCCAGCCATGTCCCTCCCCGGCAAACATACTCTCGGCGGTCTCCCAGAAAACGCTGTCCACCCCCACCGCCTCATCAAACACAAACAGCATGTGCTCGGCGTGGTGGCCCTGAAAGGCGTCTCCGTCTTTGGCGGTGAATCCGTGGGCAAAGTGAGTGGGGCTGCTTTCCAGCCGGGGCATCTTTGGCCCCGAAAAGCCGCCGCGCCCGCCGCGCTGGTTCCGCACTTCCTTCCACAGCAGGTCTTTCACCTGCCGGTCGGTGGGGGCGGTGGTCAGGGCAATGCCCGGATCGTGGACATCGTACCACCAGTTGACCAGGCCGCCGCCCAGAAACGTTTTGCCCACCGAGTGACTGGCCTTCACCAGCACCCGGTAGGGCGGCGTCAACAACAGCCTCGCCACCTGTTGTTGTTTGCCCCACCAGTCCACGCCCAACACCTGCTGGGCGTAACCCACGGGGTCTGTTTTGTAAAGTTCAGCTACCGATGTCTGCGCTTGTTTTCGCCGGCGGCGTTCAAGCTCCGCCGCTGCCCGCTGTTGAGAGGATGACATTTATCGGGTCCTCCCCGGCGGCCACGCGCTGTAATTGGTCATCGGTCAGTTGGCTATAGTCAATGTTCAGATTCTCGGTTTTGAGGCGGCGCCCGCCGGTTTCCTTGGCCAGATCATCCAACAGCCCGCGCCATTGCTCAATAAGCTGGTGATTAAACCGCACCAGGTCAACCCGCTCGGCGGTTTCGCCGCTGCCAACGGTTTTCACGTCGGCCAGCCAGATGTTAGCTAACAGCCCCGCCTTGCGCGTCAATATTTCTGCTTCCAGCAGATCGGCCATAGCCTTCAGCCGCTCGGCCCGCTCGTGGGCCTGGGCCAACCCGGTGGTCATTACCTGCCGGGCGTACTCGGTCTTTTGACGCTCCGTTTCGGCGTCATACCGGGCGGCCCGCTCCTGCCAGCCGAAACTGGCGGACCACTCTTTCAAACTGTTCAAGCGTTTTGTTGGGCACGTTTCAGCCCCAACCTGGCCCCGCTGCCGGTAAATCTCCAGCAGTCGGGCCAAACTGCGGCCCGGCCCCAGCCGCAAATAATCGTTGCAGGCAATGATCGCCTTGCGGCTTTCCCCGGTATTTTGTTTGCCCGCTAACAAATTGGCGCTCACTTTAACCCTCGTTTATGGCGATTATTACGCTTCGCGTTTGTGAAATTATGCGAAGCGCTATAGCCGGGATAGTCAACTTTTTCCCAAAAACAGCCTGTTTTTGGCCGGTTTTGGCCCTCGGCCCAACCGGATAATATCCGGGTTTTCTGCAAGGAAGCCGGATATTATCCATTTTGGCTTTTTGCCGCTTCGCAAAAGCATCGCTACTCCAGCTTCCGGCGAGCCTTTTCCATAAGCGGCGAATGCCGTTTAAAGGGCCGGTGGGCCTCAAGCCGCAGGGAAAATATCAGGTAAAAATTAGTGAGCAGCACCCCAAGCATCGCCAGCATTACCGTTCCTTCCGGCAGCGGCAGCAAAATGTAAAACAGAATGGCTACTGACAAAGTAGCCAGCGCCAGCCCGTTAATCAGAATAGCCAGGGTGGCTCCATTATGTCCTTGCCGAATTCGCAGGCCGGCCAGCGCGGCTACAGCGATATACTGCCCGGCCATTCCCGCCAGGATCAGCATCGAGAGGATGCGAATACTATTTAAGTCGTTTATGGTCATGGAGAACCTTTTTCAGTTGGGTTTGAAATTCAAGAAAGGTGGTGTCTGTTTCTTTGTTCAAAAGGTCCCTGGCCTGACTGGTTCGTTGCCTCATCATCTCTGGCTCGGCCAGAGAAAAAATCAGCCCTTTAATTTGGACGTAAGCGTATCGATAATAGCCTGCCAGTTTTTGGCTTCCTGGTATTCGTCGATGATTTTCTGCAACCCATCGACCGATTCTTTGAAGGCGCTGGCCTGCTCCATCATCCGGGTGTTTAGCTCTTGATTGAGCTTCCTCTCGCTCGACAGCTCGGTATAAAAGAAGAAAGTGGCGCGACCAAGGCCACAAGCAGCAAGCCAGCCGCTTACCAGCACGAAAGCCCCAATCGGCCCCCCCACCTGACCGACCAGGTCGTGGTAAAAAGCCTCCCACATTAACCACGGCCATCATCATCAACCGGGGTTACAATGGTTTCGGTATTAACCGGCGGCGATTTGGCCTCCAGGCTGCCCCACAAAAGTTGGCTCACTCCAAACGCGGCCAACGCCGTATTGAGCAGCCCGCCGGGCGAGTAGGCAATGTATCCGGCCCACAGGCCCGCGCTGTATGCCAGGCCGGTGATCAACAGCGAGGCCGCCACCACCAAAATAAACCGGGTGCGCCTGTCCAGCCGCTTCAGCTCCGGGAATTGCTGCCACAGCCAGGCGATAGCGGCGTAGGTGCCGCCGCCGGATAGGGCGTAGGTGATCAAAGTTTGGGCATCCATAAAATTCTCCTTCAGGCCAGCGGCCGCACGTGCAGAGTTACGACAGTGGTTTTTTGGGCCTCAGCTAACAGCCGATCCCGTTGGCTCTCATTAATCTCGCCTACATCCACAAAGGCTTTAACCAGGTTGTTAGGCACAGATTCTTTGGTCTGGATGATCTTGGCGGCCATCTCCTGGCCCAGCACATCCCTGGCCAGCTCCGGCGTTACGGTTACTCGCTCCGCCTCGGAGATAAAGACCCGCCCCAGATCGCTTTCCACCTCACGCCACTTCAGCGCTTGCAGACCCTCTTTAACCTTTTTTTCCAACTCCTCATAGCGGTCCACATTGGGCCGGAGGTGGAGTAATTCCTCCACCATTTGTTTGACCGTCCCCGCGGTATATTTGGGTTTAGTCGCCATTCTTACTCCAATCTCACGCCGGCATTGGCGATTTTTGCAGATTCTACGTAATGTCTGGGCATGGCCAGGCTGGCCCAGCCGCCGGCTTCCTGTAACTTAAATGGATCGGTGCCGGCCCGGGCCGCTCGTGTGGCCCAGGTATGGCGCAGATCGTGGGCGCTCAGTTTTTGTACGCCGATGCGCTGCCCAAGCCGCCTGACCCGTTCAGTGACGGCTTGTTCAGTTAGGCCGGCATTGTGCAGGCTGGCGTCTTTCAAACTGGCCCGCCACAGGCTCTCCTCCGGGTTGGCCCCGGCCCGATCCACCAGCATATATCGTTCAGCGGCGCGCCGGGTGTCTGGGGTGAGCCGGTGCGTCTGGCGTTTATCCACCTTGGGCCGGTAGAACCTCAGTTCCCCAGTCAGGTCTATGTCACCCACCATTAGAATGACCACCTCCCCCACTCGCAGGCCATGATCAAGCATCAGACACATCAACAGGGCGTCTCTTCGGCCTTGGGGGGTATCCGGTTGCGCTTTTAGTATTGAGGTTGCTTCATTAGTTAGTACCACTGCCTCGGCCTTTTTATGGCCCAACCTGGTTACGGCCCGGTTTCCATCAATGCTCCGGCTGGCCTTCCGGCCATGGCCATGTACCTGGCAAATTAACCGTCCCTCGCTGGAATTGATGACGCCAGACTGCTCGGCCAATTTAGCGTAGGTCTTGACGGTACTTAACCGCACATTGACACTGCCAACGGCGTAGCCCTGAAGCAACATCCACCGTTTGAAACCTTCAATCAACCCCCACGTCATTCCACTCCAGGCAGTTGACTTTGTAGCCAGCGTCTCACCTGTAAGCTGGAGATCACCGGCGTTGCAATGTCCCAAACCGGTCAGGTATTCGGCAAATGAGTTGAGGTCCGCAAGCTGTCGGCGTAAGGTGTTGTCGGTTTTCTCCAACCGATAGTTGGTAAACACCTGTTGCGCGGCCGCCATATTAGCCGCCTCACCCAGTGTGAGGGGTGTTAGCGTGCTAACCGCTTGCCGTTCCCTAACCGTTAAATTCACTGACATCCCTTGTGATTATGACCTTGTGATTATTTATAGTAATCACAAGCTATTTAGCGGTTTCCCCGGTTTCTCTAAAAATTAGAGTTCCCACCCCTTACCCGCCGCCGGTCCCCAGAAGGTTTTGCGGCCAACAACACAAACCCGGCCATGCGGTTAGCACTGGCCGGGCGGGGATACCCACTCAAATTCAATTAGTTTCTTCTGCATCGCTATGGCCACCGCGTGGGTGGTATTCACTGCGTGCAGGTTTCGCCGGGCCACCTCCAGATGATGCCTCACCGTCCGGGTAGCAATCCCCAGCCGTCGGGCTATCTGGAAATCAGTCCAGCCCTGGGCGGCTAACTCCAACACGGCCACCTGCCGGGCGGATAAAATAAAAAAGGGGCGCGTCGATATATCGACACGCCCCGGATCACTCACACAGTCGGGCATATAGGGGTACACCTTCAGGTTCGTTTGTTAAAATGGCCGTCAGGTTCAGGCGGCGGCTGGCTCTAAGCGCTGCCGGATTATCGGGTACTCAACCAAATCAACATGGCCGTTTTTCACCGTAATCTCAACTTTGCCCTGGCGCGGATTATTGACCGTCATGCTGCACAGCGTATCGATGATTTCATCAAGCTGCTGCACCTGCGCCGGGGTTAGCCGTTTCAAACCTCTTGCCGGTAAATAGTAGTTGGTCATTGGTTCCAGTATACCGTATTTGCCTTGTTTATCAATGACATCTTTAGGCAACGTTAGTATAGCACAATTTAATTGTTAAGGAAACAATCGTTCTATGAGACTTTGTTTCTCTCTCCTGACCAGGGCAATAAAGAGAGGTCGTTAACCCCGCAGTTATAACTACAGTTAACCCCGCCCTTACAGATAGGGCCATTTTTTCCGATCAGCCGCTGCTTCCCCCCAATCTTGCCCTTACACCCGTCAACAAAAGCGTCCATAAAGCCTCGTTTATCAGCGCAACCAGGTAAAGCGAGAAGGAGCTTTGCCCTGGCCGTGCCACTTCTCCCCTTTTTGGCCTCTATTTGTTATCCAAAACCGATGATAGACTCGCCTCTCTTGCTCAAATGTGCTAAACTTGAATGCGTTAAAAATAAAAAAGCCCCGTCTTCAGCGGAGCTTTACCCAACCGATCAGGCGGCGTTATCGCCTCACCGGTGCTGCTATCTTAGCACCCACGCGCCGCCTGGTCAATCCTTGCGGCGTTTGTTTATCTTTCTACTTGAGGTTAATCATGCTTACCAATCAAAAATACCAGCTTAATATTGTCCCCGCCCTCCAAAATTTGCGCGCTAAAATTAAGGAAACCAATGTGCCTGCTCAAGAAGGTGCCGTTCTGGCCATCGCTACGGTCAGTTGTCTGCCCGGATTAACTGATGAAAAAAACGAAATAAATGGGGATTGGGTAGCCGATGCACTGGAGTCAAGTTACAATTCTGATAGAGCCTATCTCATCATGATGGATGACCAGTTGTTCCCTAGTTGGTGGTACGAAAGCGAATTGCATTGGGTGAAGTTGGCCTAATGACCCCTCACCAATTTGTCACCAAATGGCGCGATGCCGCCCTCAAAGAACGAGCCGCCGCCCAGGAACACTTCCTCGATCTGTGCCGGCTGGTGGGCCACCCCACCCCCGCCGAAGCCGACCCCACCGGCCAGAGCTTTGCCTTTGAAGCCGGGGTCAGCAAAACCGGCGGCGGCCAGGGCTTTGCCGATGTCTGGAAGCGCAGCTACTTTGCCTGGGAGTACAAAGGCAAACACGCCAATCTGGATAAAGCCTACCAGCAGCTTCTCCAATATCACGAAAGCCTCGACAACCCACCCCTGCTGGTAGTCAGCGATCTTGACCGCATCATCATCCACACCAAATTCACCAACACCATCAAACGGACCTACACCCTCACCCTCGATGACCTGCTTACCCCCGCCGGGTTGGACACCCTGAAGGCCGTCTTTTACGAGCCGACCCGCCTGCAAGCCGCCAAAACTACCGCCCAGGCCACCGCCGAGGCCGCTGCCGAGTTTGCCCGCATTGCCGAACTGCGCCGCAAATACGGCGACGATCCCCGCCAGATTGCCCACTTTCTCATCCGCCTGCTCTTCTGCCTCTTTGCCGAAGACATCGACCTGCTGCCCAAAAACACCTTCACTGAACTGATTACCAAAACCCGCCACAAACCCGGCGTCTTTACCGCCCAACTGGGCCAGCTTTTCGCCGCTATGGCCACCGGCGGCTGGTTTGGCAGTGATGAAATCCACCACTTTAACGGCGGCCTCTTTGACTCCGCCGCCGTGCTGGCTCTGGACAGCGACAGCCTGGACATCCTGGCCCGCGTGGCCGGGTTGGATTGGAGCAGCATTGAGCCGAGTGTGCTGGGCACCCTCTTTGAGCGCAGCCTGGACCCGGCCAAGCGCAGCCAACTGGGGGCGCACTACACCAGCAAGGATGACATTCTGCTGATAGTGGAGCCGGTGTTGATGGCCCCCATCCGCCGCCGCTGGGCCGAGGTGCAGGCCGCCGCCCAGGCCAAAGCCACCGCCCGCGACCAGGCCAAAAGCCAGCCCGCCCGCGCCAAAGCCGCCGCCGAGCTGACCCGCCTGATTTTTGACTTCTCCGATGAATTGAAAGCCGTCCGTGTCCTGGACCCGGCCTGCGGCAGCGGCAATTTTTTGTACGTGGCCCTCAAGCAACTGCTGGATTTGTGGAAGCAGGTTTCCCAACTGGCCGCCGAACTGGGCCTGCCCTACCTCACCGTAGATCGCGGCCCCTCCCCGGAGCAACTGTACGGCATCGAGCTGAACCCCTACGCCCACGAACTGGCCCAAACCACCGTCTGGATTGGCTACATTCAATGGCTGCGCGATAACGGCTTTGGACAGCCCGCCGAGCCGATTTTAAAACCCCTGCACAACATTGTGCAGATGGACGCCATCCTCGCCTACGATGACGCCGGTCAGCCCGTTGAACCGGCTTGGCCTCCCGCCGAGGTGGTCATCGGCAACCCGCCCTTTTTGGGGGGAAAGCGGATGCGCTCAGAGTTGGGCGACAAATATGTTGATGATTTGTTCGGGTTTTACGATAAGTCTGTGTCACGCGAGGCCGATTTGGTCATCTACTGGTTTGAACGGGCACGGGCGCTGATTGAAGCCGGAACCGTGAAACGGGCCGGGCTGCTGGCAACCAACTCCATTCGCGGGGGAGCCAACCGCAAGGTATTGGAGCGTATCAAAGAAACCGGCGATATTTTTATGGCCCACAGCGACCGCCCCTGGGTGCTGGATGGGGCCGCCGTTCGCGTCTCGATGGTGGGCTTTGATGATGGCGCAGAAACGGAACGCGCCCTCGATGGGCAGCCGGTCAACGCCATTAATCCCGACCTGACCAGCGCCGTCGATTTAAGTAAAGCGCAACGGCTAATCGAGAATGCCAACTTATCCTTTATGGGCGTAACTCCTGCCGGCCCTTTTGATGTGCCGGGAGAGTTGGCGCGTCAGTGGCTCAATGCCCCACTCAATCCTAACAACCGTCCAAATTCTGATGTGATGTGTCCCTATTATAACGGTAAGGACTTAACCGGGCGGCTCAGGGATGTCTGGATTGTGGACTTTAAAGAAATGGGTGAAGAACAAGCATCCTTATATGAACTACCATTTGAATATGCAGCACAAACCGTTAAACCTATGCGTGACAGAAGCCGGATTGCAGACGAACCTTTCTGGCAATTCACCAGATCACGTCCGGCAATGCGCGATGCCCTTCGCCCCCTAAGTCGTTACATCGGCACCTCAATGGTATCCAAACATCATTTCTTTAGTTGGATACCCGTAGAAGTGTTACCGGCCAACCTGATTATTGTCATCGCCCGCGACGATGACTACTTTTTTGGCGTCCTCCATTCCAAACTGCACGAGCTATGGGCCTTGCGGCAAGGTACATCGTTGGAAGATCGCCCCCGCTACACCCCCACCACCACCTTTGAAACCTACCCCTTCCCCTGGCCGCCCGGCGCGGAACCCGCCAATAGCCCGCTGGTGCAGGCCATCGCCCAGGCCGCCAAAGAACTGGTGGAAAAACGGGATCGCTGGCTCAACCCCCCCGGCGCAGATGACGCCGAACTCAAAAAACGCACCCTGACCAACCTCTACAACCAGCGCCCCACCTGGCTGGATTTGGCCCATCGCCGCCTGGATGAAGCCGTCTTTGCCGCCTACGGCTGGCCCCCCACCCTCACCGATGACGAAATATTGGCCCGGCTGCTGGCGCTCAATCTGGCGCGGGCTTCAACCCCTCCGGCCCTGCGGGCCACCTCCCCTGTTAAGGGGAGGTGTAAACCAACTAACTCCCCCCCAACTCCCCCCCCTGCCAAGGGGGGGCCAGGGGGGGTGGGGGCAGGGGGGCAACCCACCTTCCCGGAAGCTGACAGCTTCCGGGAAGGTTTGACCATTCGTAAATTCGTTTATTTTTAATGGAGGACAAATGACCACCTTTACCAACCAACTCAAAACCAAATACCCCAAAAAAGCTAAACCCAAACCCAAAAGCAAGGAAACAAAAGGCCGCCTTACCTGGTGGTATGATATTTGGTTGGTGCCAATTATTATCGCTTTGAGTCTGACTCAGGTGGGGGTATTCTTCACCATCGGCGGCTGGGCCGCCGGTCTTGGGTTGGCTATCGCTGTAATTTTTTTGGTCTTGACGGCTGGCTTGCTCTATCTCCGCTGGAAATACTGGCCTGACCAAAAACCCATCTACCTGACCGGAAACCAACTCAAATATGGCCGGCATCTGGTCTATGACCCTGACCCGCCCTATGTCTCCCCGGAAACAATGGCCCAATATCGGGCTATTTGCCGCCGCTGGCGACAGCTTTGGCAATCCGGCAACTACCTGGCCAACACCGAAATGATCCCCGCAGCCCTAAACATCACCGAGGATGAACTGTACAACGCCCTCCGCGCCTGGCGCACCGGACGCTTTGATAACCGCCCCTGGTGGCCCCGCACCTGGGACATACTGCGGTTTCGCCACTTTGAAGACGACACCCGCTACCTGCCCTGACCCGTAAAAACAACCTCCTGACCAAAAACCTGCCTCTCCCGGCAGGTTTTTTTATTTTACCCCCTGAATGAGCCTCTGATTAACCCAAACGTATTATTGCCGGCTATTGGTGGGACAGGTGCCCCCCGTTACGCTGCGGTTAGACCCGCAGATAGCGGGATGTTAACCCCATATAGAAAGGTAATCTGAATTATGGAAATTAAATTGATCCCCCCAGAGCCTGTCCGTATCAGCACCAGCCCCCCTGGCCGGGGCCTGAAACAACGCCCGGATATTAACGTCAATATTGACTACGTCCGCACCTTGCTGGAACAAAACCGCCTCACTGAACGGGACGAGGAGTTTCTGCGCTGGCTCGATGAACTGGCCGTCATGTCCAGCCGGCAGATCAAAACCATGTTCTGGCCCGGCTCCACTCCCAGCAATATGTCTCGCCGGTTGCGGGCTTTGTATGACTATCACTTGTTGGACCGGGTGCGGATGCTAAAAAAAGAAGATGGCATTACCTACTGTCTGGGCAAGGCCGGGCAACTCTGGCTTCACGGTGAACGGCGCGGCGGCAACCCGCCCCGGGTCAATGTGGCCCTGCTCTCGCACGATCTGATCATCTCTGAGGTGGCCGTAAAACTGGTGACTGAACTGCGCCACCGCGACCCTACCGGACAAAAATTTGGTTTGTCCTGGGTGGGCGAATCAAAAGCCCGGTTTGTAAAAGATGAACGTGTGCTTGAACCAGATGCCCGTATTCGGTTGAATATCGCCGGTAATCAGAAATACCAGTGGTATCTCCTTGAGATTGATATGTCCACAGAACGCGCCGCCGCCTTTGAAAACAAGGTCAAAAGATATAACAGCTTCGCCCCTGTCCTTCGGGATGAAAATAGACAATTGCCGGTTGTGTTGGTAATTGCCCCCACCCCGGCCCGGATCGATACCCTGATCAAGGTCATTGCCGGCCAGCCCGGGCCACTGACCTGGGCGCTCAACCCTCTGCCAACACTCATCGAAAGAGGCTTTTACGGTCAACAACTCTGGACGGTAGTCATAAACGGCCAAACCAACTCAGCCAAACTGTGGGATTTATAAGGAGGAATTTTACAATGGATCAGAATCTACAAACCGCCATGTTATTGTGGAAACGCTCGCTTCAGGTTAAGCGGCGCAGCAAACAGACCCAAAAACAATATCAATATCACGTTGAAAAGATGGTCAACTGGCTCAAAGAAAGAGAAGTAACCCAATTGTCTGAGGTAACCTGGATGTTGATTGAGGAGCACATCGCCTGGTTCAATCAGGGCCGTGCCCAAAATACGGTCCGGCAGGCGGTAAACTCTATGAGATCGTTTTTTGACTACTGCCACGACCGGGAATTAATTACCCCTGAGCACTACCAAAAATTAAAACCGTCCCTGAAATCGATGCCCAATCAATACAATGCACAGCGTACCCTGGCCATCAATGAGGTTAAACGGTTAATAGATAGCTGCAATGCCACCCCTACAGGAATACGGAACGCCGCCCTGATGTCGTTATTATTTGACAGTGGGCTGCGCTCTGCCGAGGTGTGCCGCGTGCAGGTCAATCAACTGGAATACGATGTTGAGATAGCGCCCGGCGTGATTGTAAACAGGATTTTGGTGCAGGTGAAAGGCGGCGCTAAAGAGCCGGCCTATTTTGGGGCAGAAACTCGCAAGTTGGTTGAACGATGGCTGAACATAAGGCCACAAATTATAGTAGAGCCTGGAATAGAAGAGTTGTTTGTGGGCATAGGCGGTAACACCCCCGGCGAAGCACTGACACCACCAGGCTTGCGGGCGTTACTAAGAAAACTCGGCAAAAAAGCCGGGGTTCGCGGCGTATCGCCTCACACGTTCCGACGGGCGTTTGCCGTAACTCTGGAAGCCGCTGGCGCAACCACCAAGACTATCAAAGACCTGGGACGCTGGAAAACTTTACAGATGGTGTTGCATTACCTCAGAGGGTACGAAGCCGCTACTCGCTACAATGAGGTAGCCCCATTGGATTTCATCAGGCGGTAAACTCAGCCCGGTGGGACTCTATACCAGGCGGTTGTGGGTTCGAGTCCCACCGGGGCAATTCAATAAACAGACCGCCTATGGTTGACATCCTCACCCAAGACCAATTGAAGACGCTATTGAATGATTCTAACCCCTGGTGTAAAATAGAGCTAATCACTCTGCCCGGAGGTCAGTTCAGCGTGTCTGTCCAACCCCCCCCCTACCATACCAAAGCCGAATACCTCGCCGGTGAATTCCCGGACCTTATTGGCGTCCCTATTACCATCAAGGACGCCAGTCTAAAATATGAGGTGGGTAACCAGACTATTCGTGAATGGGTGTATAGGTACAAATATATCTCTCTTATCAATGCCGGGTCTCGTCCTGCGACCATCAACGAAGCCGAAGTGGCCTACTGCGCTCATATCTACCACAGCCGCCAGCGCAGCCGTGGCGCCGGCGGCGCGCCGCTGCTGGATGAAGCCGGCCTCCCCTACCGCCTCAAGCACCCTGACCTCTCCCGCCGCCGCAACTCTGGCCGGTAGGCAGGCCCCGCCTGCACTGCCTGTTTTTACCACTGTTGTAACTTCTTGCCCTGATGTATGATAAGGTCAGTTAAGGAGGGCGTTTATGTTTTTAGATGAATTGAACTTCTTTATCGCCAACCAGAATGACCTGGTCAACCAATACCGGGATAAAGTTCTGGTGCTTAAAAACAAAAGCGTGGTGGGCGTCTATGACACCATTGGTCAGGCTTATTTTGAAGCCCAAAAAGAGCACCCGCTGGGTACCTTTATGCTTCAGCCCTGTCGGCCCGGCCCGGAAGCCTACACCGTTACCATCAGTTCCCTTAACCTTGCCTGATCCCAGTGAAAATTGATCCCTCGGCTTTTCACGCCTTTACCGTCAAATACAACGGCCTGGTTAATCGCATCGTCACCGATGTTCATTTGTCTGTACCCAACAGCCCGGACCAGTTTGCTGCTCCCCTCTTACCCCAGGTAAGAACCACCGCCTTGTGGGATACCGGCGCCACCAGTAGTGTGCTTACTGCTACTGTGGCTAAACAACTTGCTCTCACCTCTGTGGGGTTGTTGCAGGTGAAACACGCGGGCGGCAGTGATCATAGAAATGCCTATGTAGTCAATTTTTTCTTGCCTAACATGGTAGTGGTTTCAAACGTAATGGTTAGCGAGTGCGCAGATACAGGTCAGTTTGGGGCGATCATTGGTATGGATATTATTGCCCGCGGCGACTTCTCTTTAACTAACGTCAACGGTGAAACCTGGGCCTCCTTCCGTATACCCTCCGTTAGCCCTATAGATTACGTAGCCGAAGCCGACCGCCTCAAGTTTGCCGGGGTTAATAGAAATGCCCCATGTCCGTGTGGTAAACAGATTAATGGGAAACCCGTAAAATTCAAACACTGCCACGGAGATTTATCATTGTCGTAAAATAGGCGCATCTGTCCCCAGACGTTAGCCGCTCCGTCAATTTAGGTTACAGTGGTCCCTGTTTGCGCGCTAACAAAGTGACCACTAAAAGACCCTAAAGGTTTTTAAAACCTTCAGGGTTTTTTATAATTGCCTTTTAGGATTTTATGTAAAATACATCTGGAAATAACAGAACACTCGTGCTACAATGACAAGTGTTCTTAAAAGTCTGTTCTGGTAACAACAATTGATAAAGACATTTAGGAGCAGCAATTATGCCACAACCTTTTTTTGATGAGATTACAGAACAATCTGAGATCAAAGCCTTGTTAGTCAGTAAGTATTTTTGGGCTTGGGCTAAAGTTATGATCAGCGCTCAAAAAAGATTTCGCCCTGATGAAAATCGTATCGCGTATATTGATTTGTTCGCGGGGCCAGGTCGTTATAAGGACGGTCAACTTTCAACGCCATTATTAATTTTGCAGCAAGCTATTGCTGACTGCGAAATGGGGCAGCGATTGGTCGCTATTTTTAATGATAAAGATGAAAAGAATGTTCAAGCCCTACAGGATGCTATAAATAATTTGCCGGGAATTGATAAACTTAAACATAAACCTGCAATCTTGAATATTGAAGTGGGAGAAGACATTGCGGAAACTTTTGAGCAGATGAATCTTGTCCCAACTCTGTTTTTTGTTGACCCTTGGGGCTATAAGGGGTTATCCTTACGTCTGATCAATGCGGTTGTAAAAGACTTCGGATGTGATTGCATATTTTTCTTCAACTACAATCGAATAAATATGGGACTAAATAACGAATTTGTAGCCAATCATATCAATGCATTGTTAGGAAAAGAGAGGGCGGATAAACTACGTGAAAGACTTGATGTAATGACTCCCCCCCAAAGAGAGCAGGCAATAGTGAATGAAATTTGTGAGGCTCTGAAAGAAATGGGGCGAGACTTTGTTCTTCCATTTTGTTTCAAGAATTCAGACGGAAGAAGAACTAGCCATCACCTTATATTTGTCTCAAAGCACGTAAAAGGGTATGAAATAATGAAGGGCATTATGGCCCGTCATAGTTCAACGGTAGAGCAAGGGGTTGCGAGTTTTGATTTTAACCCTGCTTCCTCTCGACAATTTTCGTTTCTCTTCAATCTCTCACGACCTCTTGACGACTTGGCGGATATGCTCATTGATAGATTTTCTGGCAGAACATTGACCATGAAACAAATATATGAACAGCACCATGTGGATACACCCTACCTCTCCTCAAACTATAAAGATGCCCTCAATATGCTTGAGGCTAATGGGTTAATCACATGTAATCCGCCAGCAGACAAACGGCCAATCCGAAAAGACAAACGAACCTTTGCAGATGAGGTAAAGGTTTCTTTCCCGCCAAAGATTAAAAAGAGGTAGAAATGATTCAATCAGCAATCGAATGGACAAATGATACTTGGAATCCCTGGCAGGGCTGTTTAAAGGTGTCTCCCGGATGCAAATACTGTTATATGTATCGTGACAAGAAACGGTATGGGCAGGACCCAAATATAGTGGTTAGGTCAAAACCATCCACTTTTAACGCCCCTTTGACCACACTCAAAGGCCCGTTGGTTTTTACTTGCAGTTGGTCAGATTTCTTTATTGATGCGGCTGACCCCTGGCGACATGATGCCTGGAATATCATCAGGCAAACCCCTCAACTAACCTATCAGATTTTAACTAAACGCCCTGAACGCATCGTTGATAGTCTCCCTGCTGATTGGGATAATGGGTGGCCCAATGTATGGTTGGGGGTCAGTGTAGAAAATAACGAACAACGTTGGAGAATGGATGCCTTACGGGATGTTCCCGCCAAAATAAGATTTGTAAGCGCAGAGCCGCTATTAGAAGAAGTTGAGCTTGATTTAAGAGGGTTTGATTGGGTAATAAGTGGTGGAGAAAGTGGGATTGGGGAAAAATGGAGACCGGCAAAAGTTGAATGGTTTCTAAGCATTCGGGATCAATGCCTGGCCGCCCGCGTTCCGTTTTTTCATAAACAGCATGGGGGTAATAAAAAGATCGATAAAGCCTGGGGGGGGCGATTACTTGATGGGCGGACGTGGGACGAATTGCCTTGCCAACCCACCTTGTCAGAAATAACCGGCATCCCCGTTGACATTCAGCAATTAAACTGGGCTTGTTGTATGGGACTTGGCCTTGGTTGAGGATGTTTTTGAGCGGTATACCCATCCGGCCCCTGAAGGAATCACCTTCAGGGGCTTTTTGTTTGCCTATTCAGCCACCTTACTGCCCCCGCTCATCTGTGCTATACTGATAGCGTCACCCGCCTTTTTTCTCTTTGGGTGGCTCCGGACGGGGCGGTTTCGGCCAGTCTTCGCTCTTCCTGATAATGGTGGTGGTGATGTTGGGCGTCGATGGCTTTTGTGGTTTGGTCGGCGGCTTGGGCCGTTGGTCTCCATCTGGTTTTTTGTTACTCATAAGGAGTTCCCCATGTTGAAAAATATCCTGCCTGTCTTTGATGTTCGCGCTCAAATAGAATCTGACCCATCCCTGCCTGCTCAATATCAACTGGTACTGGAGCAAACCCACTACCGTCTGGCCCAGATTGACCGGGCCAATGAGCATCTGGATACCAAAGCGTTGGGCCTGTTGCAAGTCGCCGGCCTGATCTTGGCCCTCACCGGAGTACTTAAATTTCCGGATGCTTTGTACGGGGCAGACGTTCTGGTTAAAACCGGAATCGCTGTTGGCTTTCTGGCTTTTGCTGGAATGATCCTGTTAACCTTGTTGACCTGGTCCCCGGCAAATATAGCCCTCCCTGGCTCAACGGATTGGGAAGAAATTTACGATAAATACGTAACCGTTCAAATCGAACAGACATTTGACCAGGTCTTACAGGACAGTCTGGCCACCCAACATTACCTGGTAGAGTTAAACCGGCGCAAAGCCAATTGCCTGAAATGGTCACTCCTGCTCTTTTTCATCCAGTTGGCCGGACTGCTGTTGCTGGCCCTGGCTTCGTAGTCCCTGCCTAATCCGCCCACTTCCCCGCCCCCCCGGCCCGTGTTACAATTCTTCTCAGGAGGAAACAAAACCGATGAAACGCTTATTCCTGTCTTTATTGGTCATTAGTCTGGCAACGCTGGTCCTTGCTCTCTGGGGCAGGCGGCAACTGTTTATTGAATATAGATTTAAGGAGATCATTAAAGAGCTTGAGACCGTCAGGTGGAGAGCAGTCCACTTCAAACCGGTCTTTAACGACTTTCCTGCGCCAATTCAAGACCATCGCGGCATTTATGCCAATTGGGGTCCAACTTTTAGCCGTTAACCATCCTGATTATCCGTAACGCTGATTCTCCAAAAATCTCCTTGTTTTCAATCGCGTAACCCTGCCAATATTCAACGGCCACTTGTTGGAGATGATCTAACCACGGATGAGGGGCTTCTATTTTTCCCCAATCGCCTTGATGAAGAGGAACATCCTCAACAAATTCAACCTCATAAATTAGATCAACTGTCCGGTTAGTTTGAACCTTAAATTTAACCGCCTCCTCAAGTGAGCTTGTCACAAAGGCTGATTTTAACCGGCTGGGTTTATCTGGAAACTGGGTCTGGCGAACTATCTCTAAAATGTGTTCCCGGTACATCATTGGGTCATGCGTGTGCATCCGCATCATCCGTCCAAAATTCCCTGGTAAAACAACGCTTCCCGGCGCCATCAGCGCCGAATTCAAGTGAAAGTAAATCCGCTGCATTTTCTACTGCCTTACCCTCCCTCACTCACTCACTCCCAACCCAACCCCCGACCAAGCCCGCGCGCTAACTCCCCCCTGCTCGCGCGCTAACCGCCCTGCCTAAACTGCCCACTTCCCCCGCCCCCCGGCCCGTGCTACAATTCTTGTTAAGGTGGAAGTCTAAAGATAATCCGCCATAAATCGTTTCAGGTCTTCAATAAATCTTTGTACATCTGCCTCGTTATATTGGTCCCACTCGGCGTGTGCGCCGCGATTGCGGAGTAAAATCCAGGACTCAATCAATTTCATTTTTGGGGTGTTGTATACGTTAGCTTTATATAACTCAATATTCATTACGCTCATTTTTTGGTGAGGCAACCCATTGTGATCACTGAGTTCCTTTAAGGTTAACTCTAGCACGCCGCCGGTCAGTACACACGCCGAGTCTTTATATCCTTTTCGCAATAGTTCTTCGGCCTGCTCAAGGGTGTTGTCAAACACCTCGGCTTTTATCAGGGTCTTCACCTTAAACAGGTAGCCGTTTTCATAGTCAATTTTGGCAGCTTTGAAAATTCCCAAACAACTACTAACTTCAAAACCCTCCCGGCTAACCACCTGATATTCTGCCAAAAAACTACGATAATGAACGCTGTCTTCACCAAAGACTCGTTGTAACAGATTCAGCACCCCTATGGCCCAGGCTTGAAAGGCTTCCTGATCGGTAAAAAAACCGCTTGATCTCTTGGCTGTTTTTACTATTTCTGACTCATCGGCTAACTGTTGTAACCGGTGTAGCACTACCTGATCCAATTTAGTGTTGTTTTTGGAGGTCATTATGCTTCCCTGCTTTAAAGAAGAAGTCCATACATCCATTAATACCGGCCTTGCGGCCATCCGGCAAAGCCTGCTTCAACTGCCGGATACTCCCGCCCGGCAAAATGCCCTGACCCAGGCTCAGGAACTTCAATCGTTAGCCCTGGCTTTGGCGTCTTTGGATGAAGACCGTCACCGCCTGCTCAACGCCCTGCCGCCCTGCCCTATCCACGGCCCCCACTGCGTCCCCTACGCCGTCAGTTGGCTCAACCATACCCGCGCCCTGGTGGGCGATGAGATTCCCCCCCTGCCCGCGCGCTAACGCCGACCGCCGGCGCCGCCGCCCGCTACGGCGAGTCGGGCAGCTTTCCGGTTTTTATTTAGTTATTTCGGTGAATAAATTCTTTTGTTACCCAACCCTCAATGCCTTTGGCGCTAACCAAGTAAAGTACCCTCTTGTCATATTCTTCGGTATTAAGCAGCATTCCTCTGGTAAAGTGAGGAACCTTTCCAGCCGCTTTTAACCGTTGTGGCGTTGTCCAGATATTAATATCTATACCAGCTTCTTCGCATTTTTGGCAGATGATTATGATTTCCTCTGGGGCTTGAGTTGGTTTGGCGACTGGAGCTGATTGTGTTATAGGCCAGTTAGATGATTTTAGCTTTCCGTAGGCATCCACAAAGGCGGATAATCTATCGTCTGCCAGAGAAAATACCATTGTTGCTGTTGTTTCTTTCTTGCTATCCAAAAACAGCAAGAACCCCTTAACTATGTAATTGGAATACTCCTGGAAACTGTTTGCTATATCTTCAGCGCATTCCGGTGGAGTAATTTTATCTCCCTCTCTCTGTAATGTTTGTAAATTACCAATTATTGGGGGAAGGCTCATTCTGGGTGTGTTATTCGCCAGTTCAAATGCATCATCCCACCGCGTTAATAACTCATCCATCTGCTTTATGTATTCTGCCGATAACTCTGTACATGTTGGAACTGGGGTGTTGGTTGGAGCAGGGGGTGGCTCTGGTACAATAGCTGCGGCACAACCAGAAACAGTAAAAATCAAAATCATCAAAGTAAATAGATTTCTCATTGAGTGTTAATACCTTTTTGAAGTTGGTATATCGAGTATCACATGTAAAATCAAACGCGCCGTTGGTTCGCACGCTAACTGCCAGCGATGTGTATTGCGAATATCTTCTAATCGTTGGTTGGCGGCAGCGTTCCCCGTGTCGGGTCATTCTTTGACTTGCCCAGATTGGCTTTCAAGTATGCGTCTATACTATCTTTCTCTACTCGCCAAATCGGACCAAATTTTTCAGCCTTGACCATTCCTTTGTAGATTAACCGATTGACGGTTACTTGCGCCACATCCAGTAATTTGGCAGCTTCAGCAGTAGTTATATATCTTTCATCCATTGGTAATCCTCTCTAAGATGTAAGTCGGCTTACAACCTCAACTTATCACAATTTCGCTTTTGTGTCAATGCACTTGTAATCCTTTTTACAACTTTAAGGGTTAGTGTTGGGGGTTACTTGTAAAGACGATTGACAAGTAAGTGAATAGGTGGTAAAATATCTTACAAGTAACAACAAAAAAACGGCCCCGGTGTTCTTCCGCCAAGAACCACACCGGGGCCTAACCCATCAACAGCCCTCAAGAGCATTAACTCAAGGAGACTATTGTATGCTTAATCTAACACAGGTCCGCGCCCAAGTCAACCAGGCCGCCGCCTCCGGCGGGCTGGCCCCCAACCTCAAATCCGGCCACTTTGCCGCCATCAATGAAACCTACCGCCAGCTCAAGGCCCTCGGCTGGGTCTGCGGAGACGGCCAAAACCTGGAAACCCACCCCACAGACCGCGTCCCCCTCTTCCATTTTCAACCTGTCCAACCCACCCAACCCGTCACTCCCGTCACCCTCCGCCGCAACATCACCGGCCAAACAGACTTCATCATAGAAATCAACGGCCAAACCATCACTAAAAACGGCGCCCCCGCCCAAATCACCGCCTGGGTAGAAGAACAACTCGCCCCCCCGCACCCTGAGCCTGTCGAAGGGGAGCCTGCCGAAGGGCAACCCACCATCACCCTCGCCCTGCATATCCACCCCACCCCCCCTACCCCGCACCCTGAGCCTGCCGAAGGGGAGCCTGCCGAAGGGCAACCCACCGAACTCACCCCGCGCCCTGAGCCTGCCGAAGGGCAACCCACCCCCATTGACTCCGCCGCCGCCGGCCTGCTGCTGGAATACGCCGACCATCCCCGCCACGCCGATCTGGTCAAGAGAGTGGACTCCGCCGTAGCCCTGCTCCGGGCCGGGCAGGTAGAATTTCCCCGCTACCAAACCCAATTCCACTATCACGGCTTCCACGGACGCCGCACCTGCCACTGCCAGGACGCCCAATACCGCGCCCCCCACCTCAACTTCGGCGTCGCCTGCAAACACACCCTGGCCCAGGAACTCCAGCGCCGGGCCGAAGCCGACCAGCACGCCACCGCCACCCGCAAACTGGTGGACACCATCGAGACCACCCGCCGCCGCCAACTCCCCCCACCCACCCCGCGCCCTGTGCCTGCCGAAGGGGAGCTTGTCGAAGGGCCACTCCCCCACCCCGCCGCTGCCCTCCCCGCCTCCGTCGATGATCGCGACACCCTGGCTGACTGGCTGGGCTATGAAACCGTAGAGCAGCAAATCACCGCCGCCCGCGCCTCTCTGGGCGCGGCTCTGGCCCCCGTCAACACCGGCCGGGCCTGGCGAGAGCGGCGGGCCTGGTAACCCGGCAAACCTAGCGGTACCCCTGATCGGCCCCGCGCCGGTGTCGCTGACCGCACCCGTCAGCGGCTTGCTTCCAAACGGATACAGTGGCCCCCACGCCACCCCGCCGCCATCGCCGGGGAAAGGGGTTGAACCCCGGCGCTAAATCGTAAATCGTAAATCGTAAATCATAAATGGAGAAACAAAATGAAAGCCATCATCAACACCCTTGACCCCGACGGCGTGGCCGTCAACTTTGAAACCGCAGAAATGAAACTGGGCCAGCTTCTATCCCTCCTCCCCCAAATTAAAGAAAGCCTGGCCGCCGCCGGCTACGAGCTAATGGATGGCCACCCCGCCCACCCCGCCCCACGCCCCGAGCTTGTCGCAGGGCCGGCCGCCCCCAGCTTTCTGGTAGATAAAATTGTGGCCACCGTAGATAGTGAAAAAGACAAAATCTACTGGCGGGTCAAAGGCGGAGAATTTCAAAAATTCGGCGTCATCATCTACCCGGAAGTCTTTGAAGCCGCCGGCCTGGCGGACCGCCTCAACCCCCTCAAACCCTTCACCGAACCCGGCTGGGTAGCCGTCTACAGCCTCAAAGAAAACGGCGCCCCCAAAAAAGTTATCCGCCTGGAGCGGCGGTAGCGCCCCGTCACCTTCCCGGAAGCTCTCAGCTTCCGGGAAGGTCTAACCCCTTCGTAAATTCGTTTATTCGTAAATTCGTTCATTCTCAAAGGAGCAACCAACCATGACCAACCAACTCACCCCGCGCCCTGAGCCTGCCGAAGGGCAACACCCCCAACCCACCCCGCGCCCTGAGCCTGCCGAAGGGCAACACCCCCAACCCACC